ACTATGGGTGTAGGGGATAAACTAGTATACTACTCTGCTTTGAAAGGTGTAGTAAAATCTATCTTCCCTAAAGGTAAAGAACCTGTAAGTGAATATCGTAAAGATGAAAAAGTACATACACTACTAGCCACACACTCAGTAAATGGTCGTATGGTTGGTTCTGTACTTATTATGGCTGCTATGAATAAAGTTCTTATTGAGCTTAGTAGACATGTAAAAGATATTATGGGTATCCCTTGGGATCCTGAATTATAACATAAGATTAGATTCCCGCTAGGTCTGGAAATTGGCCTAGTGGGAACATCTTATTAAATTTTTATTTTTATTATTATGGAGGTAATACATATGCCAACTGTTGATAATGCAACCTCTACACAAAAGGTTGAATATAAAGTTTATGTCAATACAAGCAAGAAACCTTTATATGTACGTGAGACTCCAGATGATCGTGGTCTTATGCGTGCATTCGTGCGCCCAGGTGAAACTGTAAATATTTATGATTTCGCTCCTGGTATTATTTATGCTACTCCACCAGAAGTCCCTAAAGAACGTGATAATGTTTGGGGTCGTGTTAGTGAACCAGGTAAACCTGAACGCTGGGTACGTATCTCTTCTACATATGGTACATTTGATTACTTAGAAGAAGACACTTCTAATATTACTCAATATCCACCTGTAGATTATCGTACTTTGAAATACAATGATATCGTTGGTATTAAACCAGGTTCTGTAAATGCATATGGTCAAAAGATCGCTAAAGAACTTTGTTTACCAAACTGCTATCATGTAGTTTATATGCTTGATTCTTCTCGTAAATTGACATTGCTTGGTCATAAAGTTAAAAACGGTATTAACCAATGGATTCCAACTAAGACATTGGTTATGGTTAAACAATATGACCCATATGCTCGTTACAATAACGAAAACTCTGATGGTATGTATGCTAAAGCACGTGCTAAAGCTGAAGAGGATCCATTCCGGGGAAAATAACCGGGGAAGCTGCACTGCCCCATAGTGTCTACTTCAAAGTGGCATCTTCTGCTACAGATATGGCAGATAAGGCATTAGATAATTTACGTAAAGAGGGTTTAGATGGTATCGGTGGTGATGCTACTAGACTTAAGAAAACAATGTCTACTGTACTTAATTCCAGTAGTACAGAAAAACTTGCATTAGGTAAACCTTTTAATCAAACAGATTTAGCTAACTACCAAATGTTTACCGAAGCAGCTGAACGTCTTGGTACTGATAAGATGACTGATGGTGAAATAGAATACTATCGTATGGCTAAAGAGATAGCCAATTATAGTGGTATGAGTGCTCAAGAGCAAGCTACTATTCGTCAAAAAGCTGCTGAAGTATCTGCCGACTATTGGGGTACTGGTAGTGCTGAAAACCAGAAGATGATTAAAGGTAATATTGTAACTGAGTTAGGTGTAGCTGGTACTGCTGTAGACTATTCTAACGGTAGTACTAAGAATGCTAATAAAAGTCCAACAAAAGCAGCAGCTGGTCAAGGTAATGCTGGTATGACTTTAGAGCAAGGCTATAAAGCTGGTAGAGAAGCCATCATCAAAGGTTCTGGTAAAGATGTAGCAGCTGGTCAAAAGCGTGAATATGAAGATTCATTAGCATCTACTGCTGAAATGGCGGCCGCTTCTAACTTGACATCTTATAACTTAAATGAATTTATAGATGGATTTAAAACATCTCAGTTATATCGAGTATTTGGCATGCCATATCAATGGATGGATATAGCTGATATGAGAATTCCTGGTACTGATGTTGGTAGAACTTTCGGTGCCAAGATAGCATCTAAGATTCCATTACTTATTCTTACACCAGGATTGCCAGAGTTCTTAGCTGGCTATTCTAATAAAGAGAAGAATGCATTAATCCAAAAACTATCTGGTGGTGCTGATGATATCTCTTTACAGTCTTTAACTAATGGTATTATTGGTAAGGGTAAAGAAACCAAGTACTACCAATTACGTTTTGCTAAGAAAGAATACTTTACTTATGTAAATGCAATGACTAATGCATTAGCAGTATACTTAGGTATATCTAATGAAGAGTCTCCGTACGGTGGTAAGATAGGTAATTTTGATTGGTCTACATTAACATCCACATCATCACTATCAAAGCAGTTATCATACTATGGGGCTGTAGCATTCTATCTAAACTCTGAAACTTCTATCTCTGAATCTTTCAGTAATGATACAACTCAATCCCAATTAGCTGCTAAAGTTAATGAGATGTCTGGTATGGTTAGGGAGTTACAGTTTATTACTGGTTTAAGTAATATCTCATTCTATGATAATGCTAATACTAGTACTGGTAACGTTATCAATAACGTAGCATCTAATAGTAGCAATGCTGGTGATGGTATGTTTGGTGGTATAGGTTCTTTCATAGATAACTTGAAGACTGGTGCTAAGACAGTATTTGCTGGTGGTAAATTAGTATTCCCAGAAATCTGGTCAGACTCTAGTCATAGTGTAAGCTATACAGTTAATCTTAAATTAACTACACCAGACTTTGATAAATATAGCTGGTTCCTAAATATAGGTGCACCACTTATTCATCTAATCTGCATGTCTGCACCAAGACAAATGGGTGCTAATGGTTATGCATCACCATTCCTAGTAAGAGCATTCTATAAAGGTTTCTTCAGTATTGATAGTGGTATGATAGGCTCATTATCTATTACTAAGGGTACAGATGGTGGTTGGACTATTGATGGCTTACCAACAGTAGTCGACGTATCTATTGATATCAAAGACTTATATCATAGTATGAATATCATTGCTCCAGATGTAATGGGTGACCTATCTGGTAATCTATCTATGGAAAGTTCTTTAAAGAACGTAAATGCTTTGACCTACCTAGCTAATATGGCTGGTGTAAATATCAACCAAACTGATATTGGTCGTGCATTTAGATTATCCTATTGGTCTATTACTGGTCAAGCTAAACAGCTATTATCAAATGGTCCAATGCAAGCACTGACTCAATCAGTTATGAATAAAATTCTATATATGTATAATAATTAATATAATATAAGAACAAAAACATCCCGATAAGACCATAAGCGTCTTATCGGGGTTTTTATTCACAGAAAGGAGGATGCTTATATAATGAAACGTAAGACAAGACATGAGAAGCTCTTACAGTATGAAGAGAAATATGGAGAAATACCTAATGATCATTATGATAGATTACAGTATATATCTAATGAACTAGGTATTAGTAATAAACAACAAGCTGAAATTATGGAAGCTTATCATAATGCTATTGATAGCACACAGTATAGTCATATTAGAGTTATCTTATATGAAGAACCTGAGGGTGCACCAAGACCTAGGTTCCAATTAGTTAATAGATATAACTTAGCAAATGCTGCTTTAAGCAATGGCTCATTTGTTAAGGTATATTCACCAACTGGGTTAGAAGATAATAGTAGTATGCGTCGTATGATTGACTCTGGTGAGCTAAATCAAATACAACAAATGCTATACACTCCAACTATAGTTGAGTTTAATGCTTATCTTAAAACACCACAATATTTTAATAAGAAAGAAACCGCATTAGCTGAAGTTGGTTTAATAAGACCTCTGTCTAAACCAGACTGGGATAATATTGGTAAGAAGTATTCTGATATGTTTAATTCTAATATTTGGTTAGATGATACTTTAGTTATAGACGGTTCTGTAAGAAGATTCTATTCGGTAAAACCTAGGGTTGAAATAGATATATACTTTATGGATAAAGTATATACTAAGAAACAAGCTAAAGGTATATCTAAGTCTTTAGAGAATCAAGGAATAGCTAAGGATATAGATTATATTATTAAATAGGGAGGAGACTATGACATTGAAACAGATTATAAACACCTGGGCTAAAAGATTATGGCAAAAGCTTAGAGGTAAAAAAGAAGAACCTAAATATGATTTATATCAAATACCAAACGGGCCAGGATTCTTTGTACCTAAAGGTACTACGCCACCACAGTTTGGTAAAAATATTATTTCTATTCAGCTTCCTGATAGTAAAAAACCTATTAGACCACCAGCTCCACCTAAAGAAAAAGTTAAAGCTGATACTGATGGTGATAAAGTAGACTCTATGATATATGGAGTAGAGATGATGCGTCATTTAGATTTAGATGAGGACAATCTAAAGCTAACTAAAGAAGAAATCAAAGAAGTAGATACTAAGATTGATAGATGGTATAAAAAATCACCTAACTCTACGGTAAATGGTATAAAAGATATGGCTGAGAAATTTAAGGACATTCAAAAGAATCCTAAATATCATGAAGATATCTCTCCATTACTTAGTGGTGCAGCTGTATCTAATAAAGAAGTAATTGATGGCATAGCTAACGCTATACGTGAAGTTACAAAACCAAATAAGGATACTAAGAAACCTACACAAAAGAAACGTCGTAAACGTACTAATTCTAAAAAGAAATCTGGTGAAAAGAAATGAGCTTTGGTAGCGGTCAATCCGAAGAAAACAAATTAAAGGGTGATACACAGCCCCCTTATGAACAGTTTGAGAAATGCGAAAGAAAAACTTGTGTATACTTAAATAATAATGGTAGATGTATCTGGGAAACATGTAAGTTTGATAATGAAGACCCTGGGTACGTACAATATTGGGACTTTGAATGTCAAGCATGTCATAAGATAGACCAACGTGATGTACGTGATATGAAACTAATGTTTTGTGATAGCTGTCTAGAACGACTAGCTAAAGCTGAGCGTTTACCATTTACTTGTATCATCTGTGGTAAAACACAATCATCTCCGCCTAAGGGATTCTCTACCCCTATATGTAATACATGTTTACGTAAACTAAGAAACTCTGTGCATTGTAAGTATTGTGGAAATGCCTAATTAGTTATATATTATAACTATAGGAGGTAATAGACAATGCAAGAATTACAATCACGTTATAAAGCTAGTGTCGAAGGAATCATTATATCTAATATGATTCCTTATAAGACATTAAATGAATTAACCATTAGAGAGTTTGCTAATAGTGATGCTACAGGTTTGAATATTTACATTGACTTGTATCATATCTTTAGAGACTTCTATAAGAATAATATGCTTCTTATAGCTAAACATGATTTAGTGGCTTATATAACTAACTTAGTTGGTCACTATAGAGATTTTTATAGAAGATACTTTGGTGTACATACAAAGATCTTCTTAATCTATACTACAGGATATTTCCCTACAGCAGTAGAAGAACTACCAACCTATAACCAGAACTCATTGAATGATTATGATATGGCTATAGGTATTAAGGAATATCTTGAGCATAATATGTACGTATTGAATATACTTTGTAAGTATCTTCCTGATGTATACTTTATTGAGGCTCCAGTAGACCCATCAGTATCAATCTATTCTATTATGAATGATGAGTTTGCTAGTGGTAACTATAATCCTAATATCATTCTAAGTAGATCTGTAATGAATCATCAATTGATTCCTATATCTATGACACAGACTGTACAGATTAAGCACTTGTATAGATTTGGTGAGTTAGAATGTAAGGCTATTAATATAGATAACTGTATAGCAGAGTATATTGAAAGCCTTAAACGTACTATATCTGAACCAGATCTTATTGATACTATCCCTAGAGACGCTTTAAGTTTAATTATGGCATTATTAGGGGTAAGACAGCGTAGTGTAAGTGGTACAGGTATACGTACTGATAAGATTATTAAAACAGTACCACAGTTCTTAGCTCATAAACGTACTAATTACATTAGTAGCTTTGCTGATATAGCTGAACTATGTCAGTTATTAAATAAGAACTTAGACCCTAATAAAGTATTCAGTAACTTTAAAGCTGTTGATGTGTTACATCAGTACAATAAGTATATATTAGCTGGTAAACCAGTTGAGGATATAAGATGGAATGTAAATCTAATAGATCCTGATATGGTTAAGAGTCTTAATAATAAGTATTTCGCTAACCATCCGCTAGATCTAACTAGACTATAGTCCTCAACATTCTAGTACAAGGGCCACTATCGGTCCTTGTACTTTATTTTTTTTTCTTGAGGTGATACATATGCAGCTCACTTATGAATATATGGCTAGGATAGATTTCAACCATAGAAGTGGTGGTGAAGTTAAATCATATCCTATAGAGCAAGAGAATATAAAACAGATTATCATCAATAAAGAATATGATAATCTTAATATGCCGATAGTAACGGTAACTATGAGTGTCGATACTAATATAGTAGACTTAATGATTAAAGATAATAAAGACTCTACTATGGTATTGACTATAAACAAGAAGAATACAAATACACTATCCACTACAAACATTGTAGAGGCTTATATTAAAGAAGAGTGTACATATCTCATTGAGGGAGATGTAAACCCTAATAAGAAATGGGATAATACTGCACCAACTAAAGAAGAAGCTGAGAATAAAGATAAGTTTAGACTTATTCGTGTTGGTATGGTGTCTAAACGACTAGCTGATGCATTACAAAAGCCAGCTAACCTAACCACATACGATTCTAATATGCAAGATATAGTTATGCAGTTATTAAACAATGGTATCCCACTATTAATGGAACCATTTGACTATAAAGATACTGTACCACAGTTAATCTTATCCCCTAAAGAGTCACTATCTAAGTCCATAGACTACTTAAACAATGTAAAAGTCTTCTATGAGACTGGATATAGATTCTTTATGGATTTTGACAATACATATCTAGTATCTAAAGCTGGTAAATCAGTATTACGTAAGAATGATAGATTCCCAACCATCAAAATAGATATTAAACCATTAATGAGTGATGAGGGTATGGTTCGTGGTATTGAAACTGATGACCAAGATAAAGCATATAGTATGATTGTACCTATGAATGATACCAATTTCAATAGTGATGACATGGTAGACAAGTCTATGGAAGGTATTGCTGCTGTAGTAGATGCGTCTAAACAAAAACAAGAATCTTTCCTAAAGAAACATAAAGGGTTTGGTGGTATCTTAGGTGCTTATAAGAATATCCTTAATATTATGGATAATGTAAAAGTCTTCTCTGGACAAGTACGTAATGTAGTACAAAATATCCATAGAACTACATATGAGATTAAGGGTAGAATGATTGAAATGAAAGAGCAGGTAGATGACTTCAAAACTACTACACTAGATCTATATAATCAGACTAAAGCAACTATAGCATCTTTACCACAAGAAGCATTACACCAAATTGGTGAAATAGACGAGGTTAAGAATATCCTTACTGAGATTAATGGTGCTAATGATAAGTATGGTAAATATATCAATAAGTGTATACCTAACTTTGATGAGTATGTAAAAGCATATACTGGTCAGATATACAATATTGAGGGTACTCGTAACTACGTTGGTGGTATTAAACCTATAAACTTCCAAGATAACCTAAGTGGTTTACAGACTACATGCTGGGATTTTAAGAAAGATGCCACAAAGACTGATGAAACTCATAATAAGGGCATGGTACAATTCTCCAAAGGGTTTGGTGGATGGACTCAAAATATTGGTAATGTAACTACAACATTGATTAATATGCCCGAGGAAGTATCATATTGTCTTAACCCACAAGATCCACCAGACTTAAGACAATATCAATCAGTAGACCTAAGACATTTAAAGAAATTTGAAGCACCATTCCAAGAAATGTTTACGTCTGCAAAAAGTTATAGTACAGGAATTGCCAGCGATACCAATACTATGGGTGCCTCAAACAAGCTAAATAGGAATGCTGGTGCAACGATAAAGGCGTTTGTAGACAAGGCCCAAGGTATCCCTACTGACTTCGGTCAAAAATTGCTTGAGGGTGGGAATATGGTTATTAAAGACTTTAAATCCCAAGCTGATTCTGCAAAAGAAATGTTTGTAGATAATAAGCAAATGTTTAAGAAAGACTTCAATAGTATGCGTGATACTTTCAATGTAATTAAACAAGGTGCACAATTATCTATTGACAGTTTTAAAGACTTAGGTAATATTGGATCTGATGGTGAATCATTAGTTAGCATTGCTTTAGATACAGTAGAGACATTAGCTAAACAAAAGATTATTCGTTTACCTAATGATAATATTAATATCTTAAAGAATATTAAGCATGCTATTGAGCTAAATAAGTCTACTATCACAGTACATAAACTAGAATTAGATAATGATATCTTCAATATCAATCTAAAATATCTTATTAGTAATGAAACTGAAAAGACTACACGTAGTGGTGAGTATATGCTAGTCTCAAAACAAGAAGTATACGATAACAATGGTACTACATTTGTAGCTAATACCATTCTTACATTCAATAAACTCCCATCTAAGAAAACTAAGTAGCACAAAAAGACCCCATATAGGCATTGCCTATATGGGAGTTTCTTTTTATTTAGCAGGTTGAGCTTGTTGGTCTTGATTACCTTGAGGTTGATTATTGTTTTGGTTGTTACCATTATCGCCCTCGTAGTATTTAACGTGTTGCTTAATGATTTTATAGAAATCAGAAGCAAAACGTTCAGCTGCCGCAATACGGATAGACATCAATGTAGCCACTGTGGAAGTAACACGTTTAGCATATTGCTGTACGTTGTTATTACCACCACCATTAGGTTTGTTAGGGTTTTCATTGATCTTACCAGATAAAGAATCTTTACTATCTTGGTTACCGATAGTTTTTTGGTTTTGTTGATTATTAGCTGGTTGGTTTTGGTTACCATTATTTGCTGGTGCTGGGTTATTACCACCATTAGCGTCATCTTCTAAGAATAATTGATCATTGTATAAGAACGCAGATTCATTTGCTTTTTGTTGTTGGTTAGCTGTAGCCAATTTAATCAAGTTGTCTACATCAGCCAAAGCTTTATTCTTATCAGATTCGAATAACTTAGTCAAGTTATCGATATTCAAGCAGTACTCAGCTAATTCTTTCATATTCTTGATTTGGTAAGATACTACTTCTTTGGAACCATAGAAGAATGTCTTACATTTATCTTTGAAAGTTTCGCCCTCAGTGTTGCCAACTAAAGAGTTTTCTAATTCTTTAATAGCATCATCTACGGATTTAGAACCACTAGCAATAGCTTGAGTATCAGAAGTAATCTTAGAAGATAAGCTATTGATTAAACCAGCGTTGCTAATATTAGCTTTGGCTTTATCATAGTCAAACATTTTAAGATCACTAATAGCTTTGAACTCTTTGTCCATTACAGCCATATTCTTTTGGATATACTCTTTAGAGACACCAGTGAACTTCTTGAACCAATCAGAAGATTTAGTGTAGATATTATTGATGAAGTCTTTAAGTTTACCTAAGAAACCAGTGAACTTATCAGCTACACCTTCGTTGATTCGTTGAAGTTTGTTTTCTACATCAATATTCTTAGCGAATGTAGACGCTTCAAGAATACATGCTTCAAGATTTACAGATGTTTCACTTAATTTGATCAAGTGTTCAATTTCAGCTAAACCATCTTTATCACTAGAAGTCAATGCTACAAGAGATGTAGCTAATTTGATATCAGAGTTTTTAGAAATAGCTTCTGGTGCTGTTAAGTAAATAGCTTTAAGTAAAGTTACACGATCAGATTCAATAGCTTTTTCAGCTAAGAAGATAGCGTTATTGTATTTATACAAATCAGTCAATGCCATTTCTTGTAATTGATGTAACAAAGCTTGTTCAAGCTTAGCTACTTCACGTACAGTATCAGGATTGATTTCACCCATCTTCATGGAATCTAATTTACCAAAGATATAGTCATATTCTTTGATAGCGTTTTCTTTACCAATCTTAAGATCAGTAAGCTTTTCTTTCTTATTAGCGTCTAGTGTTTTTAATAATTCACTAGCATCTTCTAAAGTAACTTCACGAGTTTCAGTAACAGGGTTTTCAACTTTCTCGATCAATTGCATATAAGTCAAATGATCTTCTTTACCCATTACAGAACCACGAATACCAGACTCTAATACATTGAAGTTCTCATTGACAGTCTTAATCACACCATCAAGATCTTCTTTAGAGTTATGGTAGAAGTTTTCATAGATTTTGCTAATAGATTTGAATGCATCTTTAATTGCTGGAGTATACTTAGCCTCTTCGAAGAATAACTTCTTAAGTTTAAGTCCTTTACAGTCAGCTTGGTTAGCAAATTCTTTTAAGAAACGTTTATCTTTAGAGCTTATATAAGCCAATGTAGATACAGCATCATTATAGGATTTACCATATGCTTCTACAATAGTCTTTAAGTTCTTACGGTAAACGTTATATAAGTTTTCGCTTACGGCTTTGTATTTGATTACATTACCATCAGCGTTCAACACACCACGGTAGAATTCTTGTAACCCTTTAGCTTCGTGGTTACGGATATCTTCTACTAGGGAATACATAAATTGCTTACGGGAAATATCGCATTTACCAGTAACCAACTTATTATCAGTAGCATCCATAATATAACTAAAGGAGAATTGTTTATTTTCCATAAGTTACCTCATAAAAAAATATTTATAAGGTATGAGGATGTACCCCATACCTTATAAATTATTTTACATAATAGTCAGTTTACGAGTAAACTAAAATTATTTAGCAGCTTTGATGTAAGCAGTACGTGCAAGACGCAATACTAATTGAGCTGCAGCGATTTGACCTTTGATCAAAGTGTTTGTGATAGAAGTGAATTGCAATACTGCTTGGCGATATGCAGCATATTTTTTGCTTTCATTTTCTTTAGGGTTTTTGAACAAGGATTCAGTTGTTTTAGCGATAGATTCAGCATTTTTAGCTGTGCTTTGAACAACTTTCAACAATGTATCACCATTATTTAAAGCATATTCAATGTCAGCTTGTTCTTTACCGAATGTGGAATCGATTTCTTCACCAATGAAATGTTTGATAGCGGAAGCTGTAGTAACTTCACCGTCATCATCTTTAAGTTTAAGCAATAATTTGATTTTTGCTTTAATTTCTTTATTGGATTTGTCATCAACTTTACCAGTTTCAGAAGAAGCCACGGCTTTTTCGATATCAGCAGTGGAGCAGCTGCAGTCTACTGCAGTGAAGCATTTTTTAGAGTCTTTAACCCATTTGATTTCTACGTTAGCTGCATCTTTGTTTTCTTTAACTTTGTCTTTGTATTTTTCGAAAACTTTTTTGTTATCGGAAGTGAAACGACCTAAGATTTTAGCTACCATATTGGATACGAAAGCTTTGATTTTAGCGTACCATTTTTTAACGAATTCAACGATTTTTTTACCAACTTTTTTAAGTGTTTCAAGAACGCCTTCTTGAATAGCTTCAACGTCAGCGCCTTCATGGATCATAGCCATTTCACGGAAATCAGCCATTACCAAGTCAGTGAATGTTTCTTTATCGAATTCAGCACATTCCATCATGATAGCGTCCATGCCGTATTCGTTAGCATACATTTCTTTATTTTCTAATACAATACCGTCTTCTAAAACGGATTCAGTGAAGAATGCCATATTAATTAGCCTCCATTTAATTAAAAAGTATTAACGTTAATATTTTTCCTATAAAAGGAAGATGCTCTATACATATTTGTTATTAGATTATATCTAAATCAAACAATTCTGCATCTTCTAATTCATAAGATTCATTTTTACCGTCTTTAAGTTTAAGCAAGAATACACAAATGTCATGCACAACTTTCATATTCTCACGAATAGCACGAAGTTGTTCCACATGGACAGAAGCGATAAAACGAGAAAGTTGAAGTCTGAAGATGGCTACAGATGCTAACCATGCGCCAGTAAACTTAGCTTCAATCATTTGCTCAATTTGTTTAATCAATTCAGCAAAACCAGTCATTTGTAAACGTTGGATCTTTAACCAGTCAAAGTCTAAGAATTTAATCATTTCATCAATATGGGAAGAGATGAATGCTTGACCGATTTCTTGCTTACCAAAAGAGTTATTCTTAATAGCTCTATCGAAAAGATCACCACTTTGTAATTGGCGTCTAGTTGTCATAGGGCTTAAAGAATCAAAGAAGTGTTGTAGTTGACCATAGATGTTTTTGAGTGGAGATGCAATAAACGTAGTGAAGATATTGATATGGTCAAATAATGGTTTACCATATAAAGTGTGTACAGTAAAACGTTTAGAGTATTTCTTTTCAGCATTAGCTCTAATGATACGTACATTGTTTTCATCTTCTACTACACGTTGAAGATCACCTACAGCAGTACTTTCATACCACTTTTCAGCATTCTTGATCAATGTTTTAACCAAGCCGTTTTCAAAGTAGTCATTCTTAGATGCTTCGTTTACCCACCAGCATTCTACTGCCACTTCAGAAGTACCTTCAGCGATAAGCTCTTGTTCTCTATCGAATAACTCTTGGATTTGAGCATCATAAGATTCAATAATAGAATCTAACGCTTCGATATTACCTTCAGCTTTCTCAATCAAGGCACCAATGTCGTCGACTAATAATAGTTCGTCCATTTTTAATTCCTTTACTAAACAATAACGAATTCAATATCTAATTGATTTTCTTCAGTATTAGCAGTATTGACATTCAAGAACTCAGGGATACGTCCGACAATCATTTCATCTCTACGATAGATATGCTGAATACCAGGACCATACCCATTGAATTCTAAGAACTCAAAGTAAACTAATACGTCTTTATACTTATCAGTAATGTAAGTGATAAGATTTGGTATATGAAGATCATTGATTTGAGTGGTATCTTCGATATATAATCGAATATCATTCTTAATCAATGTGATCATCTCTTTAGTACTAGTATTGATAAACTTAACTCGGAATCGTAAACTTAAGTTAGTTCTATTCAATGGTTTACCATCCTCTACATAGAATAGTTTAGATGGACCATATGTATTAAATAATTTAAAGTCAATACCGAATGAGTCTTCTAGTACGTTCAAACACTGATTGATGTGTACACGTTTCTTTTCCAAATCTAAAATAAACTTTTGTAATTTCATTTCAGTATTAATAAAAGACCAACCAACCATAGGAACTTTGTCTATAGTATAGCTTAGTGTACCATTATCCAACTTAGTGACTTTAACTTTAGATTCGATAATGTCAGAGTAGTTATACATAAAGTCTACACCACCACGAGTGTTGTAGATATTAGTAAGACTATATCCATCAAGAATACCGCTAGTGAAGATTTGTTCAGACTTATATGTACCAGCATTCTCTCCATCTTTATTCTTAATGAATGTAAAGATCTTGAACTGAGTATTATTTGGCATATAACCATACAAGTCATTATCAGAACCAGCTTCTTTAAGATTCAAGATCTTAAGTTGGTTTAGTGTATCAATAGAGTTATCTGTTTCCATATCAAACTCATATAAGAAAGAGAACTCTGTTTCATTGTACTTCTTGAACTTACCTTGAGTCCAACGCACAGGTTTACCATCTTTATAGAATACACCTAAGACTTTAAGATCTACACCAGTAATCTCTTCAGGATCTAGTTCATTATCTCTATGGATTACACCAATATTTCTATCAATGTTTTGAACTAGTTTAACTGTACACTTGTAAGTATTCTTATCGGTAAAGTATTCTCTCTTCCAGTTAAGATTATTACAAATGAATTGGTACTTGGAAGCCTTATTGATATACTCAAACTCAAGAGCTTTCTTAGTATCCATATAGTTAATATAATATGAAGCATATAAAGGACTCTTATTGATTACAATCATAAATGGATTGAAGTATAAGAACTTAATCTTATTTATAGATTCTAATTCATCTTTTGAGCTATTATAGATAACCTTACCATTACCACCAGCTTCATACTGAATAGTATTACCAGTATTGAAGATATAGTTTTCACTAGATACATTATCAAAGTCACGTCTAATCAATTCTATAGGAACTGTATTAGTTGGAATCATTTGTGTATCAGTGCTTGATAAAAGATAAGCATAATATAGACGGTACAATGGAGATTCCATCTTCTTGAAGAAGTATAGCTTATTCTTAGGCAAGCCATAGCTTAAAGAGTTAAAGAAGTTATTAACGTCTTTAGAGTTGGTTACACTACCACGAGCTAATGCTTCTTTAGGAATCATTTGTTTTAATTCATCAATAGTCTTTTTATCCAAACCATCTTCAGATGCAGGTAAACCTAATGGATCACCTAATGGTGTAATAACCATGAATAGACGGTCATAGTTAAATCTATCGCTGATAGGGTATAACTGGATAGGGTCTATATACTTGAAGTTACCTTCGGAACCCTTGGTAGTATATAGATTAACTGAAATCTCAGAGTTCATACCAGGAATATTAGATGTATCGCTAAATACCAATCTAATAGTCTTCTCATCTATATATGTATAACTACAGTAGTTGACTTCGCTACCAGTATGTAAACCCTCATAGATTGGGGTTAACTTAACTGGTTGACTACCATAGTTCTTAATAGTTACATCAAAACCAGCTAACTGATCATCGAATGTAAACTGATAAGTTTTATTCTCAATAGGGTTTCTATTAAGAATTGTAGCAGTATTCTTAGTATACTTATATTGACGTATACGGCATCTTACTGCAATCTTTTGTTCATTCTCATCAAGAATACGACCTACAGGTGGTAAGTATGGGTCAATGATTTCAAATGAATCGATAATTGGATTATAAGCAGATAAGTCATACTGAGCAGTGTAAACATAATCGCCGTCTGGTAATACCACACGACGAATCAAGATATCATATTCAGTATGGAATTCAAATCCACCAATATTAATAGCTACTTCTCTATCAAACGTAAATACATCATTACGCATATTGGCTAATAATACGTCTTCAGAGATAGTGAATACTATATCCATATATGCAGGTCTAGCATTAATATTTTTAATACCTAAACCTAAAGCATGAGCAATAATATTCTTTTCGAATTTAGCTCTAGTTGGGATAGCTTCATTACCAAACTCAGAAGCCATGATGATATTATTTTGTAGAGTCGTAGAGAATACATCACTTAGATAACCAAATATACCCATAGATAGGGTAAGATCATCTTCTTGGATATGCTTTTTCTTAACGGACTCAATATATGCATTGAGATCATAAATATTAGAGTTCGTCAATAGTTCATTAGCCATTAATCTCCCCCTTCCTAAACGTTATATTTTTCACGGTATCTAGCATACTCTTGTAAATTATTTTGGGCACCAGCTTGGTCTTTAGGATTTCTATCTGTAAACTTAAATGACTCAGATGGAGCTTTCCATTTAAGTTTATAGAATTTATATTGACCTTGACCTTCACCATTAAGCCCAGCAATATATGGAGCCTGCATCCAATCACCAGACCAACCTTCTAATTCATCTATATAACCACCACCAGCAGCATCGCCACCAGAATATAGACTACAAAGACGATTGAACTCGTGTAGCGTATCGACTTCCATATCAAAAACAAATGTAGATTTAAAGCTAACAGTAAATCTTAAATCAGAACCGTCTGCCATGTCACTAAATACATCACGTGGTACTGTCTTAGGGTACACACCAACATACTTAGCCCAATAGATAATATCTTCACCACCAGAATCTTCAGATACTATGAACTTATACATGGACATTTGGTCATGGATAATACGTTGCATAGCATAAGACTTGTTAGGTTGATTGATACGACCAAAGTGCTTCAATCTAGAATATTCGTCAAACAGCTTGAAAAACATGTAGACCTCTAGATACTTAGTATCTAGAAACTCTACACTGAATTCATGGTTTTCATCACTCTCTATTGAAGTACCTCGATAGAATACAGAAGAACCTAAGATGTTTCTAGAAGTCTCATAGTCATTAGATACACTAATAGCCGGTAAGTCTACATTAGAAACTTTCTGGTTTGAAAGAAGATTAATGAATGGCTCAGAACGATTTTGTGAATAGCATAGTTGATGCAACACTTCTGGATACTTAGTTGCTGCCTCTATAAATAATGGATTACTAGCCACAGACTCAATGAATGTTTTAGACATATCATTACGTCCGTTTCTGCCAATAGTAAAGTCCTTATCATGTAAGAAGATTTGTAAATCTGGTTTAGTAAAGAATATATATTCTTTAGTCATTCCTACACGGTTATATGGATCCATCTTAGAGAACCTAGCAAATCTATGATATCTATCTAGAGATGTCGGATTATATATACCATTCTTTTTAATGAATTGCAACATCATTTGGGAATCAACCGTAGGCTTAAGATTCTTGTATTCTTGATTAGTCTCGGTTAAACTTTTACCCTGTCTGATGTCATTAGTTTCATCAGGCATTCTCAGTCTCCTTTCTTTATAGGATTATAGAGATGTTTCAAAGATATCTTTAATTGTATACTATAAATATGAATAAGAGATAAGAGTCTAGCTGATAACTCATTAGAGTTAACTCTCCCTCCAAAGTTTTGTTTATTGGACATCAGTTAAAGGAAGAGGTAACCACTATGAGCAGCTATGATTATGATACTAACGAGATTATTACGGGTTATGGTGATACATATGATATGAGCTATTTAGGCAACTATGTAGAGACTGACGACTCCATTAAAGTAAATCAGGTAGCTAAGACAAACTTTAGACCAGCAGCTCCAGGAGAAGTTCTTATTGACCAAGACGGTAATGTTTATTATTCAAGCAGAATCGTTAAGAAATTAAGAAAAGATCTTTTAGCAAACGCTGTTCTTGTAGATGAGTTATTGTCCTTAATTGGTCCTGGTAAAGACTACAATGATGGAAGTGAAGACGTTATGAGAACACCTGAAGCGAAATGTTGTACATATAAAGAACGTATGGAACTCGCTAGAGATTATGCCGAAGAAGACGGTTATTATGAAGATATTTTAGACTGCATTAATGATGCAGAACCAAAGTCTATATTTATTAAGTAACTATTTTATATTCGGCTAGGCTTTTATTTTTTGCCTAAATGGGGCTGTTTTAACATAGTAGTAAATTTCAATATTGAATTTAGAATACGTATTTTAAGGAGGACTATAATGTCTTACATTCAAGAATCAATCCTCAGTGACATTATCAATGTCTATGATAATGTAACCGCTGATGATTTCAGTTTAGACAAATTATTACCTACCCAGGCTGGTGGATATAAGTCTTTTAAGTCTATTAATAGTGCAACTAAAGACTTGGTACTTACATTCCCAGTTATGTTTAGCCGTAATATGGAATTAGCAACAGCTGAGCTAATTGCTAAAGCACTTGAAACTAAGTACGCTAACTTAGTTAAAATGCTTTTAACTGCTATGGCTATTACTAATGCAACAGATGCTATTGATTACGTTAAGAATATCCATAGCAATATGCAGTTTAATAATGGCATTGATGTAGATGACTATCTCACAATCAATAGCAAACTAACTAAAGAATCTGGTGCGATGGTTATGTTTACACCTGGTACTAAAGCTGTATATGAAAACTATAAGCATAGTTTAAAACACAGTCTACCAATTGCTAATCAAATTATTAGCGAAGCCGACTCTAAACGTGATGAAAATAAAAGCAGTAAAAGCAAAGATGATAAGCCAGGATCTGTCAAATTTGACCAAGATGCTAAACTTGATAAAGCTAATCAACAAGTGCCTTTGATGATGAAAGTTAACTTCATCTCTAAAGCTACTGGCCGTCCTATCACTACATCTGCATACTTAGGTATCAAATGTAAACTATTTGACGTAGCAGGTTTAGATATCATTCAACGTATTGTATCTAAGAACTCTTCTGCTATTAGCTTATTCAACTTTATCCGTGCTACATCTCAAGAAATTGGTTTCTGGAGAGACTTTGTATTTGCATTAAGCAAAGCTAAAGTCGATGCTATTTCCAATGCTCGTAATGGCTCTTCTTCTAAAATGTGGAAAGCATTAGAGCAACGTGCTACCAAATCCAAACTTAACCAATTCTTCCGTCAAAAGAATGATGCTACAGCTATCACTTCTTTATTGGTAACTACAGATGAAGTTGAAGAATTGAAAAAGAATAATGACATTGATCTTTCCAGATCTAATGTAGCTAGAAAGATTATGTCTGATTACAACTTACTTTGTATTGGTATTGTAGATGAAACTACAGAGTCTGTAGCTTTAATCTTTGATACAGGTGATGATGAATACGAATTAGTACGATTCAAATCCTTGAAGAAAGATAAAGACATGGATGCTAAGCAAATCGTTAACCTATTAACTAAAATGGCCTAGGAGGAGGACACATGACTAAATACTTTAAAGAAGCCTGCTCCTATATGGATTTGGGTGACAGAGAAACATTAGAAATCGTATCTTCTGTAAATGAAGCAGACCAACGATTAATCATGATGAATGTATCCAATAAGATCTATGACTTCGTTAAACTTAAAGCTAATGAAGTAGACTTTGGTGATATTCCATTATCCAAAGGTGATGTACAACGTTTACGTCACTATAAACTAGTTAAACAAACACTAGAAGCTTTAGAACGTCTTTGCGCTTCTCGTAATATCCAATCTAAAGCATTGAAAACTACTAAAGAAGCATTAGCTAACTTAGAGAAAGATAAATATGCTTACGTTGGTGCATTCATGCGTAACTTGGATTACCCTTGCACTATTTATAACTTTGCTGTATTGTCTATCATTGCTTCTACTAGTATGATGGTATCTGCTATTACAGAATACATCATGGATAACGAGGGTACAACTAAGTTTGCTATGGAGTCTAAACACTTCAATGTGTTAGATGATAACGTAGTTATTAAGAATCTTGAACGCTTTAATGAAAACTCTCGTAATGGTAAACTTGCTAAAGCATTATCCTTATTCACTAAAGCACATGCTCGTGGTATCTTAGGTACTATGGCAGCAGTATCCATGATTGGTGCTGGTATTTACTTGATCTTCAATATCATTCCTATCTTACGTGAGATTGCTTACTACTTCTACTTCTGTAGAACTAGCTTAGCTGAATATCTTGAAGTGCAAGCAAGTATGCTAGAAATCAACGCTTCTAAGATTGAATACGATGACGATATGAAAGACGCTGCGGCTTATCAACGTGACGTTGCAGTTAAGTTCCGTCGTTATGCAGATAAATTAGACATCAATGATAAAGCTGCTACAGCTAAGATGGCTAAAGAAATCAAAGAAGAAGACTCTCAAACTAAATTTAAACATGATGACATTAGTGACAGCATTCCTGATTCTGCTGGTGCTAATAGCAGTCTATTCTAGGAGGTTAACTAATGAATATTAAAAATAAACCTAGAGGGATTACATCTGGTTCTTTATTTTTTGAAGCAGTACAATCCGCTAGACGTGAAGAAATTGTAAAAGGTTTAAAAGAATTAGAATACCAACCAGTACATGAATCTGCAGCTGCAGCTAATATGTATGATCGTATTGCTAATCGTAATAAGATGACTAAACGTCGTCAAGACTTCTCTAATGCTGTACGTAATGGTCTTATCTTTGAGGCATTGAATGTATTATTTGAAGCATCTTCTAGTCATCCAATGATGTCTGAAGATAACCGTGTAATCAGAAACAAAGTTATCTCCAATTTCATTGAGCAAACTGGTTCTGATAAAATCTTATCCACGTTAAGCAAAACAAATGCATTCACCGCACAAATTGCTAAATACGTAACAGAAACTCATAAAGCTATCATGGAAGACAATGAAGAAGCATTGAATTCTAATGATGTAAACGATGAACCTAAAGTTTCTCCAGATGATACTGAAACATTCGTTGATAAAGTAAACTCTGATGAAAACAAAGAAGAAATCCAAGACATTGGTGATTCTGTAAAAACTCATGTAGCTAATGGTATTGAACAATTCATCATTGCCAATATCGAAGATAAAGAACACATCAAAGACGTATTACAAAACGTTGAAGATAAAGTTGCAACTATCCAAGCAGCTAATGCTGAAGAGGAAGAAGAGATTAAAGAATCTGCTATCCAACGTGGTAGATTACAAATTAAGAAACGTTTGGATACTCGTAAAGTAGGTTTATATGAAGCTATGGTTCGTGACCTATCTAAGAAGGCTTTAACTAATCCAGGTTATGGTATGATTACTGAATCTGGTACATTAGATATGGATAAAATCACAGCAGCTTGTGAAGCTACATTGACTATGATGGTATTATCTGAAGCATTAGGATTCTATATTCCTAATGATATTCAAAAACAATACGACTATCAATAAGAAACACAAAAATACCCTGTATAGGCATTGCCTATACAGGGGTTTCTTTTCGTTAAAATAAACTAAATTATAGTTATATACTATAAACGTGTATGGTAGATACAGTTAGCCATTATAACTGTATCTAAATATAACCATACACTTGTAGACGTGTGTCTACTTGTCATAAGGAGGTGTTTTCCTCATGACTGGTGCTCAGATGAGATATTATAATCTCAACGCTGGGTATAAAGCTAATTTTGCATTAAAAGTAAGATTAGCTTTATCGATTGTGCATAACTATGAGAATGGTAATTCGCAAAACCATTCTCATAGTGAGTACAAAGATTGTCTTGCTTTCATTGAAAGCTTAGAGCCATAGGGCTAGACAACAAGACAATATGTAGAAGGGGCATAAGCTCCTTCTACATAATTGTTTTATTTTTTGTAAAAGTTAATAATTGTGATTATATGATATAATCATGTATGGTAGATACAGCTACCCACAATAGCTGTATCTAAGTTTACCCATACACGGTGTGTTCTCCACCGTCAAAGGAGGTGATCCTATGACCGGAGCACAAATGAGATATTTCAATCTCAACGCTGGCTTTAAAGCTAATTTTGCTTTAAAGGTAAGAATTGCTTTATCTATAGTCAGCAATTACGAGAATAGTAATTCTAAAAACTATTCTCAGGATGAGTATATGAACTGTCTATCATTTATTGAAGGATTAGAGCCATAATACTCTAAATAAAGCAATATGTAGAAGGGGTACACAGCCTCTTCTACATAATTGTTTTATTTTTTGTAAAAAATTAAAAGTCTTCTAGTTCAGACATAGCTTCTTGTACTGCGTCAACGATTTCTTCTGTAACACCTTCGTCATCAGAATCATCAGCATCTTCAGTACCAGCGTCATTCATCAATTCGATTTCAGCTGCATCGTTTTCGTCATCAGCATAAATATCGATTTCTTGAGGTTCTAAACCTTCAACTGCATCAATATCATCACCATCGTTATGAGTATCATCTAATTCTACATCAGAGATAGCATCAGTTACAGTGTCAATAACACCATCAACTGCGTGATCATCAGCACTACCAGATTTAACAATATCGATTACAGCAGTAGCATCACGGTCTAAGTCTTGTCTAATTACATCAGCCATTGTTATAAAACTCCTTTTTAATAAAAATCATCATAATCTTCATCATAGTCGTCATCGTCAGCTTCTTCACCATCGATAACACGATCAAGATTGTCATCATCAACATCATCCAAGTAATCGGATGTGTATTCATCACTTGCAGGATCTACATCAATATCACCACGGTGGCTATCGTCGATTAATAGATCCAATGTAGTATCTTCAGTGAGAACGTCTAGAAATAGTTCGCTTTCTAGGTCCTCAAGAAAGAACTTATCTAAGTCATTCATATTTTTAACCTCCATAAGGACTATGAAATTATGAATATGTTGGACTTACCCTCTTTTAGCTATATCTGTACTAAGCTGATTACACTTATCCATTAAGATATAGATAATGACTGGTAAGTAATAGAATAATTCATTTAGAGGTCTATCATAATTGAACTCTTCTAGTTCTCTTAGAACCTCTTCTGTGAAACGTTTATCGTTTCTACGTAAGAAATACTCTATAAGAATATTCTTATAGAATCCTGGTTCGGTTCTATCATAAGCTTCTGCTTGTTGGATACGTCTTACTGTATCATCGTCATAAGCACTGATAGGATAATAAGCACCAGGTCTGTACAAATGTACGTAATAGTATTGCTCTAGACATCTAGCTAGCATAGAAGTTTGGTCTGTAACTAATGTAGCATTTAGATTAGGGTTACAGATAATATCCACTTTACCCTTTTCTACAGCATATTGGAATGTACGCTTATAGTCTAATGGGAAAGTCTGTGGCATATATAGTTGGTGGTCCATAAATAAGTATGGTAATTCTGGAGAGTTCATACAATCAGTGCGTAATATAAACTCTATCATGAAAGGATCATAGAAATTACGATCATCATACTTAAAGATATATGCTTGAGTTCTATCACTATAGAAGTAGCTTCTAAATATAGCTCTCAAACTATTACAGATATTTTCTAATCTAGTGATATACTCATAGTCTGTACTTCTAATAAGCATAGATAGGTTAGTACCTTGGTTACCGACAACCATTTCATACTCATCTGTAGCTAAGTTATCTAGCTCAGTAGTATCAGCATCCATAAGACTTAGTTTATAGCTAAGCTTATACATATTAGCACCATTAGGCATAGTATCTAAAGATACGGCTGTAATCTTAAATACAGCTTTATCTTTCATATGGTTAATGATGAAATAGTCTTGAGGAAATGGTTTGAACGCATTAGGTACTAAGTAAGCGTCCCCTTCTACGGAACTACCTTCAGCACCAAAATCACCAGCATCAATATCTATGGCAATTCTATCTATACCGAATAACACTACATCATTGATTTTATTAAATCTAATGCTGCTGTCTTTATCAGTATAGCTATACATCATAGCTGTACCTTCATCAACAGTTGTCTTTTCGGTATTGATATTATAATACGTTACTGTAGTCGGAGCCTTGTCTATGAATGTATAGAAGTTATTATCGATTCTGTCGACCATACTATTTGTCATTGAGTTGACTGTATTAATATAAGTCTTATTGGCTATTTTACCCATAGTAGTTCCTCCTTGTACGATTACCTAACTGTTGAAGACAAAAAATAAATCCAGTATGAGGTATTATCCCCATACTGGATTAGAATAATTCACATTCTTCATCAATATCACTTAATGGTACACCAAAGTCTTTCTTCTTCTTATTACTATGGAAATATACATCTCCAGTGAAATAGAATCCATGTCTTTTGATATAAGACTTAGTGACTTCTTTGGATATCATACCAGCATCATCATTATCAAAGTAGAAATGCCATTCCATATTGAATAGACCATATCTACTAGCTAGATACTGTATAGCTGATATATAGTTAGAGCCAGATGTAGCTAAATATATACCAGGTTCTTGATTGCGTACATTGAAGAATATCGACAATATATCAAATTGGCCTTCTGAGAGATGAATTTTAATAGGCCCAGTGGGTATACTAAGGCAACATGGGATTGTATAGCTTTTAACCATTTCATCATTCCCAGACATATTGATTATAATGTATCTGGGAAGTTCATTGTCATAAATATGACGTAAAACTATCCCAGATTGGTCTGCTGTAACGAATCCAATGTACTCATTATTGAGTATAATGAAATCATCATCAGTCATTCTCTTATACTTACGTATCTTATAATATATAGCATCATTTGATAAGTCAAATATTATACGACTATCTATATATCTCTGTATAGGATAGTTCAACCCTAGACGTCCATTAAGATAATCAAGTTTCTTCTGTATAATTTCATTAGGTAGCTTATTACCACTTTGCATGAAATTATCATATAGCTTATTGTAATTTATACTAGAATAGTTTCTCTTCTTAGTATAAGTGGAGTGATCAGAGTTCTCTCTTACTTCCTGGTTATAGATATTAACTTCCTTGATAGTATTGATATCTCTTACACCAAGTTTCATTAAGATCTCTTGATCAACTATACCACGTTCGTTACATTTGAAGCAGTTATACATTATAGGCTTGTCTTCTTGGACACTAATGTACAAATGCTTCTTACCAGCACTAGACGTATGTCCACAATATGGACATCTAGCTACTAGTTCTTTTCTTTGGGCCGCAAATATTGAGCCTTCGATACTATCTTTCAATAGATCTTTTAAACTATAGATGTCCATATTATAGAACCTTTCTATTTTTTCAAGTCATACTCAATTAGGTGTATAACGTATTTACTAATTGTGGCATCTAAAATACGTTGGATATCTCTAAACCCACCAATCATGATATCAGTATTCTCAGTGAATATGACACCTGGGTATTTCTTTTCGATATCTTCACGAATCTCTTCTATACCATCACATACACTATAAAAATCAAGTTCTTCAATATGCTGTGTTTCATATATCACATCTTCTATATCAGAAATGATCTCATATAAATTAAGGTCTTTAAAATGCTTAAACAGATAGTCGATTACAAATAGAGATTCATTTGAGACTTTATATTCTATATCAGATGTTTCTATCCAATCGCCATTATCCAAATATGCCCATTTATCATATGCTATTGGTCTATATGTTTTACCATTGTATCTAAACTCAAATATAGTACTATATTTACAATCATAATGGGTGTATATCCCATCTATTATACTGTCTGTCTTGCGTTGTACAGCATTCATCCATCTTGTGAACTTCATAGTCATTACCTCAATCGATTCTAAATAAGTCTACTAAACTCTAGATGTAGACGTTTGAATATACCAACTAATTCTTGTACAGTTGAATCTTCAACTTCGTGATTGTAAGTTTCAGATATCCAGTCTACCGCAGTTGATACGTCTTGACATAGTGTAATGAATGATACACCTTCATTTTCTTTGTTAAAGAAGATATCCAAAATAAAATAAGATGTTTCACCCTCAGATTCACTATACTCTAATAGAGTCCATAGTCTAGCTAGTCTATATACCGCTTCAGGGAACTCTTTTATCTCTATACGTTCACCACGTATATTACATAATGCTAGCTCTTTAAAAGAAGATATTATTTCATATTCAGTACCATCTTTCTTTACAGTCAGTAAAGCATCTAAAGAATTTCTAAGATCATCTTCATGATAACCAAAGTAATCTTCTACTTCAGCAATAACGCTTAGTTTATTATACAGATTCGGTGATTTCATTTTCAGCCTCCGTGTAGATAGTGTCTAGTTGCATTAGGTAGCCATTGAGTCTATCACAAGACCATTTAACGTCTGTACCTGCACCATAAGCTTCTTTGATTAATACAACTACAGCATCAACTATCTCGGTTATAGTCTTAAATGTAACAGAAGTATACTTTTCTTCTGGAATAGATCTTAATACTAAACCATCACGGCTAAACATACACTCCAATAATTCTGTAGCAATACCACTACTATATACATCTACATTAACATAGAAACTATGTAATGCTAGTATAACATTAACAGCATCAATCAAAGGGTAGAATGCTTCACCACAAATTTCATGAACAGTAAGTCCTTCTAGGATACTATCTTGATGTAGATGTATACTATCGAAAGTTACATTACGAGATTGGAACTTACAATATGCACCATCTTTAGTAAATCTAAACGGATACTCTAATTGATATAGCTCTGATATCTCATTCAATACGTTTAGGATCTTGGTATTCATATCGATTTGTTTCTTATAGTATTCGTACATGATTACACCCACTGCTCTTTCTCGATAATATCAACTAATGCTGGATTATATAGATTATTAATGATTCTTTGAAGAGTCATTAGAACTTTCTCAAATACATCCATAGAAACATCAAATTCTGCATTAGGGAATTTCTTGATAACTTGTACACGATAATCATACACTGCATCAGTAATACAAGTTGCATCAGCTTTGCCAGTATAATCACACATGTTATTAGCCATAGTATGAATAAACTCTTCAAAGCTATTATAGTATATATCATTTAGAGCCATTAGTGCTTTATGTACACCATAAGTGTCAATTTGTTTTATATTGATAGTATGTGGTGCAAATCTTTTAGGATCTTCCTCTTCTGACATATCTTCATAAAAGAAGTTATCATCAGTTCTAGAGTCTGTACCTGTAGGCCAGTATGATACACCATCAACTTCAAAGTCTAATAGGTTAGTAAGATCGTCTTCATAAGTTTCATTTATATACTCGAATAAGAAATTACAATAACTAGCTATAGAATCTTTAGAATCATTGTAGTTATTATATGTACCACTAGCCATAGCATCTAGCTGCTCTAACTTATCAGTAGCAGTATATGTTTTTCCTTTATCTACAAATACACTTGCCAATGCAAATAGATGCTGTCTAGTTTTTATTCTTAAATCAGAGATTGCTTTATTATTACCAGCAAGATCTTCATCATATTTTGCAAAGAAACTTATAGCCTCATCTGCTAGACTAATACATTCATTACTATTAAATCTTCCACCAGGAATACTGGCTACAGCAGTCTTCAAATCTGGATATCTAGATTTAGCTGGTGTATTCCGAATAACAAACCGTTCGATATGATAAGTCAACCAGAATACTTTATCAATGAACGTTAATACAGTACCTTGGATTAAGACTTTCTTAGTACCAATATATTGTATAGGTTCATTATCTTCATTAACGCCGGAGGAGCTACTAGCCCCTCCGACACCTTTCAATATTTCATTTTTAACGAATTCTCTAAAGCCACGACAACTTCTAACTACATCGCTAATATAATCGTCGCTTTCAAATAGTCTTCCATACATAATAGGATTCTCCTTTACGATAAAACAATTAGTATTCTAAAATCTATCCAATCATCAATACATAACGCAAGAACTCATCATTGATTACATCAGAGTTTGACATGATAGGAGCACCAGTATTCTCTTGATTATGGTAATCAATACATGTGAACTTAGATGATAGGATAGTAGCTAAAAGAGCCATAATATAGCTTTCTGTTTTCTCGCTCTTATATCTGTCAATAAGTTTTCTATACTCAGGGGAGGATTGAATCTTAGTAGATTCTTTCTTATTAACTGAGTTACGATTTACACGTTTAACTACTTTACCAGACAGGATAGCTGCCATAGTATATAGGCCTTTTTCGCATAGTATCTTTCTACTAGCTATAATAAGTTTGATATAACCAGTTAGAGTTAGAGACTTTAATGCAGATGGATCTCCAAAGTATCGTAAGAATAGATAGCTTACTAATTCTCTTTGTAGTTCATTTACTGGAGATGCTGCATCTTTGGATAGTTCTCTTTGATAATAAGCTATTTCTTTAGGGTCAAATGGACCAAACTCATTATCAATAGTTTCCATAACCCGTTCATAGTTAACTTGGTTATGTAATAAGAGTGACTCATTTCTTTTACTCATATGAGCTTCAAAGATATCTAAGTCACTACTACTTTCATCATCACGTTTGTCATGATTAAATCTATTAAAGTTATAATCATACTTACCATCTACTATCTTAAACCCCAATGTTTGTTCGATACTAGTATGGTTAAAGTGTACTACGTTTCTGATATAAGTATACTTAGGGAATAACTGAATGATTACGTTGTTTAAGATATTGGCTGCTTGTTCATGTACACTTACAGCTGCAATTTCCAACTTAACCCATAATTTAGCATTCCGCTTATGGTTAACCATTACACCATTCATTACTGTTTGGTATAACTTATTAACCAAGTCCATTTCTGGATGCATTTCATATAGTAGAATATTGTAGAAGTGAATTAAGAACTCATCAATATTCGCTACTTGTCTATGGAATGCGAAGTGTGTCAATAATGGAATAAGTATTACTTGGAATAGACTTACTTCCATCATAGCGTGTACGTGTTGAAGATTGTAATTCAATACGATATTACGCCCTTCACCGTCAAATGAACGAAGCTCTTGTACACAGTTAGCATCATTCATCTCTTTAACTTTCTTACCAATATTAGAATCCAATATCAATCTTCTGATATCCCATTCTAGATTGGCTTTGTTGTATTGTGGATATGCATCCATCGTTGCTTTGATGTATGCATATGCTGCTAATAGTTCATGCTCAGGATCATAGAACTTCTCGAAGTAATTAATATACTTACAGAAGTGCTCTTGCATGTCGAAATTAGCTTTAGGAATGCTATAGCCACGTTTAGATTTTAGGTTAAAGATATTCAGATGCACGTTTAATTCTGGATCTTGTCCTAACTTCTCAGCTATAGGCATAAATAAAGAAGAAGGTATTTTCTTTACAATTTCATCTTCTGGTAGTGGATCCCATCGATCCACTAATGGAATATTATTACTGCCTTTTACAAATAAGTGCGGTTTTATCACCTCCAAAGTCAACTTGTTAGGATCTTTGACCTCGCTATTGAGCTCAAAGGGTAACTTTGTAAACATAGACATTCTGTAATTCTTAATTTTTTCAGATGCTTGCATTAATAATAACCTCCCTAGATACGTGCATAGATATAATATATCATTATATCTTACTTTCGTTTACTAGTCTTAGTAACCCTTGTATTACTTATCGAACGACTAGCTTTACTAACTCCAACTCTCTTTGTATTACCTATGGTCTTAGAAGAACCACGGTCTCCACGAGCAGTAGATTTCCCTGTTGATTTAGATGTAGTACGTTTAGTCTTAGTACCATATTTCTTTTGCTGCTTAATACGTTCAGCAATCTTATCTTCAGCACTAGTAATCTCTTTGAGATTTACTGTACCATCTTTATATTTATCTTTCTCAGTAAGCTTATACTTCTTGATAGTCAAATACCCAAAGTATAATATCTTAGCATAGTTAACTACTAAGTTAGGATTAGTAGTCTTAGGTTTATCGCTAATAGCTTCCGAACTATATTTCTTCTCTAATTCAGGAATAGTTAAACCATTCTTATGATAAGCATACGAGAAAGTGAATGTAAATGCTGGGTCATTACTAAAGAATTGTACTTTGTAATCCTCTAGCTTAGTAGCATTATCATCACCAGCTTTGGCTGGAGAGAATTTATATATAACGTCATAAAAGAACTTAGGTATATTCTCTGATGGTATCTTCATAATACACCAGAAGTTACCTTGCTTATCTTTTATGGCAGTGTATTCGATCTTATTATTATAGTCTACTAATACCTTAAAGAACTTCAGCGAGTACATAGATGTCAAAGCTGTTCTATTACCAGCAAATGATGCACCTGTACCAGATGGGTTCTTTATATATTGACGTAGAGTCATTATCTTTTTAGCCATAATAATCCCCATATAGTCTACTATAGGTTAGAGCCAGTGGCCCTAACCTTAGTAGTCAAACTATTATTTATTTTTCTTCAGATTTCTTCTTTTCAATTTCACGTATAGCATCATACATATTATTGGAAGCTTCTGGAGTTAAGAATTGGTTACATGTAATAAGAATAGTCATCAATTTAGAGATGATAGTTAATACAGCAATATCAGAACGGATAGATGTAACTACATCTTCAGAACGTTCACCTGTAGTAATATCAATTGGCATTCTAGGTAATAGTTTATCTTCACCACCTAAAGCAGCTACTACCATTTGATGTACAATTCCTTGACGTTCATATTCACTATAGCTTTCATGAATCTCAGAACGTTTAGTACCGTATAGTAACGCTACAAGATCTAAGTAAGAGTTATAGATAATAGAAGAGATAGCCGCTTCTAATGTAGGTTCATCATCAAAAGCATTACCATATTTCTTATATACATCTTCAGCTGCAAATAAACCTTCAAGGTTAGATGCATAACCGAAACCGTGGATAGCAGCAGACATACAGTTCAATACAGCATCTTCAGCTGCATCAAAACGGTTATCACGTTCTTCTTGTGTAGACCCACCAATGTATAAGTCTAATGTGTTAGCCTTAAGAGAGTTAAGTCTACGTTTAAGTGTACCAAGAGTATTCACATCTTGACCATCACGTTTAGCTTCAGTAACTTCACGTTCAGCATGATCAATCATACCTTGATATAAGTCACTATATTCAGTAGTACCTTGTTTGTACATTTCGCAAGGATTGATAATCTTAGTTTTACTGAAATCAGAGATTACAGCATCTGCACAACCAAAGAAATCATGTACTGTTTCATTAGTTGGAGCAAGACCTTGTTTTTGTTCTTCTTCTTGAATAGTCAAGTCTACGTACTTCTTGATTGTCGTAGCATTACATAGACGAGCTAAGTCAAGAATCATATTCTTATCTGTAATATTAGGCACAAATAAGAATGGAATTTGGATACCAGCAGAACGATACTTATAGATAGCTTCAGTTACAGCATCCATTGTAGTATCAATATCACGAGTAGTTCTAGGACATAGAATTACTGTTGGAATCATACCCTTAATATCATTAGCTTTGATTGGGTCCATAATATTACGCATGATAATATTTTGTACATAACCAATCATTTCTGGTGTATCTACAGGGTCTTCAAAGAAGTAGATTTGTGGATGATTCAATTCAGCAAATCCTTCTTTGTTGTTTACATAGACTTTATCACCATAACCAGTGTTAATAGTCATACCATCATATGTGCGAGTATAGTCTTCATCGATAGAAGAGTGTTTAACTGTGATAAATACTTCATTACCCATCTCTTTATAGATATTAGCGATGATAAGAGACAAGTCTTCATCACCATTAGTAGAGATTTTAGCAATACGATACATATCATCAGGAGTAGCTTCTTTAGCTCGAGATACAATAAGTTCATTAATCTCTTTTACGATAGCTTTGAATGTACGTTCAATCATTACTGGTGGTACATTGCTAAGTTCATCATCATAAATCTTGATATTTCCCGCTCCATTTGTTGCCATGAAGTTAGGTTCTTCTTTGGTAACAAAACGTTTGTAAATGTTGTACGCAAGAAGTGTTGCAGAGGTGGTGCCATCACCTACTTCTTTGACAACGTTATTAGTCAAATCAACCATAATATCAGCTAAGCTGCTTTCGATTTGACCTAAGAATTTGATATTCTTAAGAATAGTATTACCGTCTTTAGTAAACTTAGGGATAGCATCAGTTTTCATAATCTGAGTTGCACTACCATAAGGACCAAAAGAGGTTAATACAGAATCACGGATAATCTTTAACGCTTTAAGATTCGTTTCATGCAAACTATCCTTAGATACGATATTAGAAAGAATTTGCATCTTTCCTCCTCCTTACATTATACAGGTTTAACTACTGAAGAGTATAAGTCTACGGTAAATATAGCATTATCGTCACTAAACTCTTCCATAAATTCTAAATCAGGACTTTCTTCTTCACCAACAGTGGTTAGATTGAATCCGTAATTAGCTAAGAATATAGTCTTTCCTTCAACCCTAGGGGTTATAAGTCCAACTGTATCTTTATCTTTAATGTACAAAGCATCATAATCATTACGAGCTATCTCCTTAGTATCGAATACTCGAATCAATGGGGATATACTTCGTATGATAGATTCTTCTTTCTTATTATTAACTATTACACCTATATCAGCTACAGCTACTTCAGTCTTAGTCAATACAGAGAAGAACTTATAGAATTCAGTGAAGTATATATTACGACTGAGATACATCTCCATGAAGAATTCTTTCTTAAGCTCTTCATATAAAGAATCAGCAGAATCTCTATATTCTGGTTTTAAAAGCATATAGATTGGATTCTTTTCAGTTCTAGTTAGAAGAAGTAATCTAAGACTTATAGGGTCCTCATCTAATATAGTATCAAAGTATTGTGATTTACCATAATACCGTTGTATTAGAGTTGCTAAGGTAAAGTCTAAATCAAATAGCATCTCAAAATCAAAGATAGCTTTTATTTCAGCCATAGTATATTACCTCGTGGAATAATAGGGAATAGTCTTATGACCATTCCCTATGTATTTATCTATTATAAGTCATCTAAAGAACCGTTAGAGAACCCACCAGAGTTATTCATAGTATTAGAGCCAGAAGAACTATTACCATCACCAGATAAATCATTCAATAATTTACCAACTGGAGAGTAGTCATATACAGCACGAGCAGATGCATAAGCACTACCATAAGCCATACCATTATAGAAGTCTTCTAAGATAGTAATCAAGTTTTCTAATTCAATATATTTGTAATCATCTGTGTTGTGCTCACCATCCATATCATCACGATTGAAGTTGTGTACACCGAAATAGTAATCAGCATTGATTTCATAGAAGATTTCCATTTCAATTTTAGATGCATCATCAGAGAACTTACGAATTGTAATGCATGGGAAGTCAGCTTTAGCTACTTCGAATTCTTCACCAGTGGATACAGTTACAAGTGTTTTACCTGTAGTTACACCAGCAGATTTAATAGCACCATCAGCAGCGATGAATTTACGAATTTCATTAGCTAAGATACGTGCTTTAACTGGTGTCAAGAATGCATCAGCACGGTTATCACGGTCCATTGTATAGTACTCACCATTATTACCATTAGACTTAACTAGATGAGCAATAGTAAGTTTAAGCATATTATTCCAATAAGAAATATCAATACCAGTAGGTGCTTTATCCTTGTTACCATCTGGCATACGGAAACGATAACCACAGTATACGTTTACAGAACGATTGTTGCTACCATTACCAGCTTTACGATTGTTAAATAATGATTGTCCTAGAGCCATTTTAGTTTCCTCCTATAGAAATCTAACTTAATTTTGATTACGAATGTGTTATACTAGTTATAATTTCCTACTTAGATAAAAATAGGCTACCATAGAGCATTGCTCTATGGTAGAACCTTATTTTCTTAGTTAGTCTTCACCGTAGTTTACATAAATACGTCTATAGTTACGTTTGTATACTTTCTTAGCTACAACGTCATTACGTAATTGGTTATAACGTTGATACAAATCAACGAATGCTTTACGTTCTCTATCAGTGATTTGAGGGTTGTCATCGTTTAATACACCATCGATAACGCTCATACGACTATTAATTTTATGCAAGAGTAATAGAGCATCGTCCTCGTCATTAACGTTTTGAAGAGTGACAGCATAATCATAATAGTCTTCCTCAATGTCTTTAATAGAAGACATTGTGAATTTCTTGGTCATACTTTGGTATTTCAACTTAACGTCGTCAAATACAGATTCTAAGATAGAAGAATCATCAATTCTAGATAACGCAGTAATCATATGATTCATTTCACGTTTAACTAAACGTACTGGAGTGTAAGAAGCAGCCTTACGTAGTAAACGTATAGTACGGATACGTTGACCTTTGATATCATTGTAGATCCGGATTGTCCATGCAATAATCGTAGAAGGAGAACCACCTTCGGAGAACATGTTTAAGTAGCCAAACTTTTTGAGCTTGCTAATAGCACTATTAAGTTCATTAATGAACCCACAAGACATAATAAAGTCATCAATAGCAACGTTACTAGTCAAGTCCGCCGTGAAGATTGAGGTTAATTTATGTAATAAGTCTTTCAATCCAAATGTGAGTATTGCTACATAGTTTACATTGTCTGTAGTACGTAGTACATCATTTGTAGTATCGAGATATAAATCAATCTCTTTTACAGCACGGTCTATTGGACCAGATGAGTTAATCATTGAACCTATATCATGTAAGATAATAGCGAGGATCTCTCTATTAGTCAAACCTAGCACTGGATTAAATAGTTTAGAGTCTAGTTCTACATAGTACTTATCAATAGTAGTAGTATAATCAGATACAAGTAAAGGATAGATATCTTTTTCTTTTAATACTGGTTGTACATACACACCAAAGAAGTCTAAGTCTGTGTTATTGGTGTATAAAACACCTTCACATTTAACGTCTCTGAAGAACATATTTAATTCATATGCAAAGTTTCGAAGGACATCAGGATCAGCATCTTGTTTTAACGAATCAATTATAGTTAAGAGATCATTAAAATCATAATTTGTTTTTGCTTTATCCATTCTTATCCCCTTGTGAAAACAAAGAGTGAGCCTATAGACTCTCAGTCTATAGGCCTGCTCTTTTACAATAAACCACAAATACTATACTAATTCACCATCAGTATAGGTATTACTGAATGTGGATATTATTTTTCAGTTTCACGAACTACACGATCCAATTCGAATGGTTCAACTTTAGAAGTTACACCTGCTGCACGCATAGCATCCAATTCTGCTTTAGCTGCTTGAGCTGCTGGAGTCAATTCAGCTTCTACAGAGTATGTATGAGGGTTGGAAGCCAAGTCGTATTTTACAGGGTAAGGGTAACCAGTTGGGGATACAACTTTAGTACCGTCATGACGGATGGAATCATAGAAGCCATGATCGTTCATGTCGTAACGTTCGTTGTAATCTTTAGTTACAGGTTTAGTATTTTGAACTGTATCACGAAGACCGGAAGCGTTCAAGATACGAAGACGACCTTGTACTGGTTGATAGGAGAAGAAGTGGAAACGTTCAAACGCATGTACAGCTGGGAGAGCGTAGTTTTGTTTGTTACGGATTTCGTTGGATAAGTACAATTGATAATCGTAAATAGTGTAGATAACACGGTCAGTGTTACGAGGGTTCAATACGATGATCAAGTTGGAATCGTTACGAAGTTTATCGGAAGAAACGAAGTTGTAAACACGTTTGTCGGAAGTTACAACTGTACGTTTGTAATCCAATTCTACAGGACCAATGCTGGATGGGGATTGGTAAGTGTATTCTACTGGAGTAATACGACGAATCAATGCAGGAGCACCGATAACGGAAACAGTTACGTTAGGATCGTTCAATACTTGGAGCAATGTAGTTACATACATATCTAATTGGTCCATGAACATTGTACGTCTCCAGTTTACTGGATCCATGTTATAAGTGTCTGGTGGGCAGAAGTCGAATGTAGCTGCAAGTTTGTTAGCCGCAGGCATAGTTTTGAAGGACAAGTCCAATTCTTTACGGATTTTGTCATCTTTGTAGTTACCCAATACATCTTTGATCAAGCCAAGAGTTTTGGACAATTGGTCAACGTTGTATAATGCTTGAACGTCTTTTACTTCTTCAGGAGAAATAGGAACGTTGATAGGGTTAGCATTAGGGATTTCTACGATTTGAGTTACAGCATCCCAACGTACGGATGGAGTATCGATCATAGCGTTGGAAGTGTCACGTTTGGAATCGATGATTACACCTTTGATGTCAGCAGAACCAACACAGGAAATCATGAATTGATTGTTTTTAGTGTAACCAGTGATGTAGCCTTCAACTACGTCTGTAGTACCAGGTTTTACGAAGTTGAATTTAGTAGTGATTTGACGGTCTAATTCACCATAGCCAGGTTCGAAACGACGAGGGCTAATAGCGATAACCAAGTCACCAGTATTAGCTGCAGTTTTAACACCTACAGTTTTGTAAGTTTCACCAGCAGCATTTACAGCTTTGGAGTCAACTACGATAGCATCGCCATCATGAGCGTTAGTACCGTCGATTACGATACCAGTGATAGCTGTAGTAATGGAGTATGCATCATAAGCTTTGTTGAAACCATCTTTAGCACCATAAAGAGCCAAGTTCAAGGATTCACGCATAGCTTTTTCGTCAGCACCACCAGGGATGATAGGTTTAGTTGGGTTAACTTCTACGAATACACGACGTGTAGGAGCAGAAGATTCCATCAATTCGAAAATACGATTTTGTTCTGTGAACATATCGATTTCAGTACCATCAACACCAATCATTTTGCGCACTTCCATGCTCAAAGTGAATTTAGGAGTTTTAGCTACAGCTTTAGGAATAACGCCTTTATCAAAAACGTTATTCATCATCATATTTTTGTGTAAAGGTAACACAAGACCCATTACAGGGTTGTAAGAACCAATGGAAGCATATTCCAAGATACCTTGACGGTCGTTCTCGAAAAGTTGTTCCATCATAGCTTCGTGGTCACGAAGACCTGCTGGATTATCAGCAAATTCTTCTGCATCAGCAGATTCGTTTACGAAGAAGTTTTTAAGGGCACGAGCAGCGTCCTTATTACGCATCAAACGAGCAGACTCAGTGAAGAAGTCTGTTTGAGTTTCGCTTGCAATGTTTTCCGCCATTTCTACAATGGCATTAGCGAATTCGTATTCAGAACCTTTATGGAAAGAGCGGCTGGATACAACATCGCTAGATTGATTACCTACAACTGGCATATTTGTAGTCTCCTTTCAGGATAGTTTAATTTAAACATTAATGCTCAAATTAGGCATTTTAATATATTGTTATATTAGCTAAACAGGGCAGACTGGTCACTCAGTTTTTTCTGTATCGTCTTTAACTGTAGTGGCAAGTAGTTTGACAAGTCTATCTAATATAAGCAGCGAGTAAAATAGTTCAGACTTGTTTTCAATATAGGACTTAGTCTTAAACGTGTTAATGATATAGTGCTCAACTGTATCACGTAATTGTTGAGCAAGTTTAGTCACACGTAGTACTATATTGATATTGTCTGGGGTCTTAGCAATGTAATCGATCTTAGTAATAAATCGATTGATTTGATCATACAAATCCATCCATCTAGTCTTAAGTTCCTTGATTGCTATATTTTTCTGTTCTGGTTTTAGATTGTTGAAAAGATTATCCTCAATGGCTTTGATATCACTATCTAGCTTAGGATCTCCACCAGTACTACCATCATCAGTACCAGCATCGCCTGTACCATCTCCAGAGTCATCAGTGTCTCCACCATCATCTCCTCCTGCATCAGGTACATCTCCACCATCTTCGGACGGAATGTCGTCTCCATCCTCGCCAGTATCTGGTTCGATATCGTCTCCATCCTCACCGTCATCATCGGTATCATCAGTACCAGCATCTGGAGCATCATCTCCATCTTCACTAGGCACTTCTTCACCATCTTCTGCAGTATCAGGTTCAATATCATCACCAGTGTCTCCACCATCATCAGTGGAATCTGCAGGTGCCTCATCATCCTCAGTAGGAACATCGTCACCTTCGTCTGGATCTACTCCGTCATCTTCTGGTGTATCATCACCAGCAGGCTCGTCATCTGTACCACCATCACCGGTATCAGTATCATCGCCATCAGTAGGTACATCATCGTCACCCTCATCAGGTTCAACGTCATCATCAGTGGTGTCGTCATCAGCTGTATCATCTGCCGGTGGTTCTTCTTGAGTATCATCATCTTCTGGAACTTCATCTCCATCTTCAGGAACGTCTGGTTCCATAGTATCATCATCGTCAGCAGGGGTTTCTTCTTTTTTCTTTTTATTATCCTCTGCTTCAAGGATAATAGAATTAGTCAGTTCATCAAGGAATCCCATATATTATCCTTTCTATTAATCGTCTTCGTCTTTAGACTTACTGATAGCTTCACCATGTTTCACTACCATAGTATATCCAAGCTTTTCTTTTTCACGAACAAGTTTTTGCTTGATCTTCATAAGATTACGAATCTTCTCTAATTGGTTCTTTTCTTCGGCATCTTTAAGATATCGATTACACATATTGATTTCGATATCTAATTCATCCATAAGTTTTCTACGTTCATCAGCAGAAGCTTGACGTCTAGTAACCCACCATCCGAATAAACCAATTACAGATAACGTTGGTGCTACCATATAGAGTACACCAGTAGTGATAGCAAGTTTAATAATAGTAGATGCTTTAGGGATAAACTTATCAGCAATAACTTCTTCCCTAGCATTATCTTCTGTATCTTTAGTTACAGCAGAAGTCAAATTCTTAACTGCAGCATCGAAAGTACGACTAGCCATCTTTTCATTATCAGATAACTCAGTAAGTTTCTTATCTAGTTTTACACCAATAGATTTAACTGTGTCTAAGAAACTCATTTCCATATGCACTTTTTCTACTGTATCAAGATTCTCTTTACTATGAGTAGTAAAGATACCTTTGATATCACACTCTAAAGCATAGTATAGTTCACCTAATACATAGAGATGCTCTTTCATATCACGGCGTTCTAGTTCTTCTACGTAACCTTTGAAGATGGCTACTAATTGAGTATTATCATAGCCTTCTTGGAAAGAAGAGATTTTAGTTACTACTAGATCAAAGATTTCTTTACGAATATAGTCAGTTAGAACTAGACTCTTGGATAGAATTAGAGCAAACTCTTCTGGTTTAGTAGAGTTAACAATAAACTCTTTATATTTGAAACCAACGCTATCGTCTAGTTTTAATGCTCTCCAAGTACGAATTACATTACTACGGAGCAACTCATTACCACCATCATCGTAGAAGTCTTTATCAATATGATTAGTATCCTCTTCAGTAGCCTCAGTAACTACAGAAGAATGCTTGATAATCTTTCTAAAGCTTTCTTGTAATACGTTTTCAGTATCTCTAACGAAGAAGTATCCAGTAATAGCTTCTAGTACAGCATATCTATCATAGTCACAGTTATACTTGTCTAATAGATAGAAATAGTTTTCTAGAGTAATCTTATACTTATCTTCTATAGGAAGCTTGTAAGTATCAATCAACTCAGCAAACTTAATAGCATATACTTTAGATTGCACTTCATTGAATACATTCTCAGAGATAAGCTTATCTGTATTGAAACGTTTATTGATCATTGTATGATTCTTAATAACTCGGTCATATGTACATAGAGCATTGGCTTCATTAAGAATCTTTTCCACTGCATGGATATAAGCATTTTTCTGATGCTTAGTAAGTTCAGCACTTTCATTAATAGTATCTGTATGATTAGCAAGAATATTCTTCATACCTCTACGGATACGTTCAGGATCTTGTACTCGACGTACACCTTCTAATACTCGGCCAAAGTATTTCTTTACATGTACAGGATTATTAACCTTCAATGCATCAAGATATAAACCAACAGACTTAACTACTGATTCATCTAAGTTAGCATCCAAGTTTAAATGGTTCTCGATTGCAATTTTCAAATTTTCCTCTGTAGGATTTCTCCTGGCTTTCTCATAAGCATAAGCCATGATAACCCCACTAGGTTTACGCTTACTTTCTAAGTATGCTTTACGTTGTCTTAGTCGTCTTAGCATTTTTACGTTTTACCCTCACTTTCTATGAATAATTGATGATTATATATAGGTTCTCTATTTAATTTACCCAGAACGCACTTATAAGGGAAACATATAGTTAATTTTAATCCCATAAGAAGAATCGGAGGTACTATATAGATGTCCATTAAAAACATCCCATACATTATCCACGAAGCTCCTATGGCTATCGCATCTTCTGAAATTGTGTCTGAGAATAATGGTAAGATCATTGCTCAAACTATTTTACAAGACTTAGGTGTACAAAACCGTAATAGACGTATTTACTTACCTAATGACTTATTGCCAGAATTGCGTGCTAGCCGTGCTATGGAGCTTCTTGAAACTGGTAATCTTAAAGGTGAATTGGGTCACCCTATGAGCCAAGAGTTATCTCGTCAACAAACTATCGATCCAGTATTAGTTTGCTGTAAATATCTTAAACTCTGGAACGAAGGTAATCTTATTAAAGCTCACGTTACTGGTACTAATAACCAATACGGTGACTACTTCAATAGAGACTTGATGGATGGTGAAAAACCATCTTTCAGTTTACGTGCTCTAGGTACTATGCAAGTTAATGGTGGTAAGTCTTATGTAAAAAATATTAAAGTTATTACTTGGGACAGAGTAATCTACCCTTCCCATAAAGTAGCTTACGTAGAAAAGCTTATTACTGAATCTGCTGATGTAGATACAGCTTCCATAAATAGTAACCGAGTTATAGTAGAAGAATCTTACCAAGGTTCTATTATCCCTATTACTAACTGCCCACAAGTTAAAGACTTCATCAAAACTGAATCTGCTAACTTAGATATCATGGCAGAAGCATTTGGTATTAGCTCTTATGATAACATCGCTGTTACCAAAGAGGGTACAATCCAAATGTTTAACCAAGATGGTTCTACATTGGTTATGAAACCAGAAGACTACATCTTAAAAGAAATCAGAAACTACGCTGAAAAGAATTTCTAAGAAAAAAAATAAAAAGAATCTAGGTAGAGTCAATGACTCTACCTAGGTTTTACTATCAAAGCTATCTTATTTGGAGTTACAAATCTCCAACCCATAGGCCAGTAATTATCGTATACTTCACCATAATACTCAAAGAGTTTATGTGATGGTACATATATACCATTACGTCTTACTGGCAAATCACCAAATTCTTTTATACCTGTAACCACATCACAGTCCCTAGGGATATTAGTCATATCTCCTAGCATTACATAGTTCAAATACACTGGATATGTAGCAGGATTTCTATAAACGAAATCTTTATAATCTGAAAACCTATCTATACATCTGGCCTTTATGAAGTCTGCATCTAACTGGTATCCTATTAGTTTAGACATTTCATCTAATCTATTAAGCATAAATACACCAGATCGATATTCATTCTCGGCTTCACATTTATCAAGTAATCTATTCTGGAAATGTAATTGGTATACATCTAGAGCCTGCTCACAGTGAGACAACTCATGTAAAATAATTTGGGCTGCTCTAGTTACGAATAACTCTATTGGATCTTCGTCTTTACCAAAATCAAATATAGTAAATAGACTTATATTGATCTTACCAAATACTGATGTATTGGCATTAGCGTTTGGGTCATCAGGTAATGGTATATTTAGTATACGTATTGTAGTATATGGGTGCGATGGGTTAATAATACCATTATATTTTTGATAAACTTTGATAACTGTCTCTTTCATAGCCTTATAGGCTACATCATACGGAACTCGCATAATATCTATCACCTCAACATTATGATATATAACCAAAATAACCCTTAAAGGAGGCAAATAGGCATGGCATATAATAGAATGACAGACGTCATTAATAAGATCGAACGACGTCTAGGTACAAAGCCATTAGGATTACCACCTGACCTAGCTAAAGATAAATGGGCTAGCGAAGTAATCATTCCAGATACACTATCTACATTTAGTAGATATTTCCCTCATATGATTAGAGTCTTGTTAACTAAAGAAGATCAACGTGGAGACTATTATCTTCTTGATAGACATATTCCAGAGAACTATGAGATTCTTGGTGTTAAAGATCTTATGTGGGAAGACTTGGATACTACAAGAACTGGTGTACAGCAATATGGTACATACGTTATGTCAGCTAAAGCATTAAGCTTTGATGATATGATGCTGTCTCAACAATACGCAAACATTGCATCATTGTTTAATAATAACGTATACGTTGAATACATTCCGCCTAATATGGTTCGTGTAACTATGAATATGGCAGGACAAGTATCTAATATCCTAGACCAAATGACTCTAGGTGTATTTGTTAAACACCCATCTAATCTAATGACTATTGAACCAACTAAGATGGAAACATTTGAACGATTGGCTACTGCTGATGTAGCAACTTGGCTGTTTGAATACTTAAAACACTTTGATGGTATTGAAACAGTATTTGCCAATATCGATCTTAAATTATCTTCTCTTGAACAGCAAGCATCAAGACGTGAAGAGATTGTACAGTTCTTACAAGAGAACTATGTCAACCCAGCAAATGGTAATCAACCAATTATGTACACAGTATAATAGAAAAAATCCCACTATGAGGAAATTCCTCATAGTGGATATTTCTTTGTTTATAATGAGATATTATTAGTTCCAAGTAAACCAGTTGTACCCATATACTTAGCCATAGTACTAGCATGTAATAATGGATTGTATGTAGATAAGAATCTTTTAAATCCTTTGATGCGGTTTATAGTTACATTGAATGAATCTTCAGAAGACTCATTGAATACGAAACTCACACCAGCATAGAATAAACCAGTCTTCTTATTATCAATAACCACAGGTACACAGTATAATGATGCTCCCCTATAGTCTTTCATAAGCATAGGTCTTACTGTATTAGAATTACATCTTAAGTCATAAGATACACCATCTTTACCAACCACATAATCAAATGGTGAGCCCTCTGCATTTACATCACAGACTTCAAGAATAGTATCTATTAGCTCACAGAACTCATCATAGTTTTCCCAAGTTAAATCTATAGATACATTACTATTGCCACGTTGAGTCAAAGACATATAATACTTATACCTAAGATTTGTAGTTATCTTATTACCGCTATTGATTAGTGTATACTCGTTATGTAATGGACTAAACTTAGTATTACCATTTCTTAGCGTTGTAGTATTGAATGCTACAGTAATCTTCATAATCAGATTATTACCGAAATCAAATACTTCCTCGCTTATCTTAGTATATGATTCAAAATTTTCCATAGTGCTTCCTCCAAGAAAAATTAACCGTCATATATAAGTTAAAGTCCTTGTAGAAGACAAAAAATAAAGACGGGATTGGTTACCCGTCTTTATATAGTGATTATGCAGTAGCTTCTGCTACAGATTCTTCTGTAGTTTGAGCTGGTGCAACTGTTTCTTTGGATTCTTGTTTCTTAGGTGCATTAGATTTAGGAAGATCCAAACGAATATTGAATCTATCACCATTATCCATTACACCTTGAAGAATCAAGATACCGTTTTTAAGATCAGACTCCTTCTTATTGAAGAAGAAGCGTTGATCTTTGCCCAAGCTATCTGCTTGAGTTTGAATACGTTTATACGCATCCTTACCTACAGTTTTAACCAAAACGTCAACCACTTCTTTTTTGATTGACTTCAAGTTGATCAATTTGTTCAACTTGTTATAAGCTTTGGCATTATCAAGTACTGTAGGTTGTTGTTTTTTAGCTTCACCATTTTTCTTTGTTTTTGGTTCAGCTTTTACGGTGATTTTAGTTTCACCACAGATGTCCAACAATTCAGCAATTGTTTCATCTTTGACTACTCCATATTTATCCACACGCTTATTATAATAAGCGGACAAATATTTAACGAGTAGGTCTTTGATTGCTAACTTAGTATCCTTTTTAGGCATAGTGCTTAAAGCACCAGCAATATAGAATGCTTTGCCTAAGGAGCTTACATTTGTAAGTTTACCCTTTTTGATATTCTTATAGATTGCCTTTGCTAATTCCTTAGTTACAAGCTCCTTCATAAGTACTTTACATGTTTTAGTAAAGTGCTTATCAGCGTTAATAACCAATTCGCTGATTGTTAAACCAGTTAACATAGACAATTCAGCAACATCAAAATTGGACACTTCGTTTACAAAATTAATAGTTCTCATGATAAATTCCTCCTTGTGGAAATTAATTAATAAATGAAATACATAATCACTATTACCAATATAGTATACAATTGAAAAAGTCTTAGATAACGAAAATCCGATATAGGCATTGCCTATATCGGAATCCTTTATTTGTCTTTATCTTTCTTATATACACTATTTATATCAAACGTATCTCTATAGTCTATAAACATACGTTTTGCTTCATACTGAGCTTTTACATTCTCACGTATGAGTTCAAGTTCTTCGGCTTTATTATTCAATGTATTGAAATCTAGCTGGATTTCTTTACAGTCTGAAGCATATTTCTTAAATATAGGTTTCTTAGCTCTATAGTACTGTCTAGTAGATGTAAACCCAGTATCTACAAACTCAATATAATCAGTATCATCATTTCTAGTTCTGCCTAGAGTCTGTCTAGCTAATACTTCAGACTTAAATGGTTCATTTAAAACAAATGTAGCCCTAAGACCACGTATATCTAAAGCTGCACCAGCAGACTTAGTTGTAGAGAGAATAATAGTCTTAGATAAAGCTATTTGTTTCTCTGCTTGTGTATATGTGGATGTGAATATACCCACATCTCCACGATACTCTGGATAGTTCTCTTCTATCCAGACTTTGATCTCTTCTATAGCTTGGTTAGTCCCAATATATACTAAGACTTTACCACCTATACGAAGAATTTTATCCATCATAACAAGCATAATCTTTCTAAACTCTTCAGTATTAACTAATGAGTTCATATACTTATTACGGTCTAGACCATACATGTAATTATAGCAGTTAGCTCTCATTTGTGGGGTCGGTCTGCTATTGTATAGTATAGCATGATATCGTGTATGTGGGTCATTATCTGCATCAAACAAGTCTATCTTAGGTACATTCTTAAAGTACAGTTTATAGATAGTATTTTCATCACTATTACTCCGTATAGGCGTAGCAGTAAGATACAAAGTCTTCTTTGTATTTGTAGCATAGTCTATACTAGCAATATTCTCAAAGTTAAGATGTGCTTCATCGAATACTTTCATATATACATTAAGTTTCTTGAATAACTCACCAATAGAATCCCATCCAAATCGTTCACCAAAGTTCTTTAGTGTAGAATGGGTTACCATGAATGCTTTATATTTAGATAGATCTGTAAATCCTTTAAGAATCTTGTGTATAGCAGCTGCACCAGTGATTATCAGTACCTCCCTAATGTCGGTATTGGTATATTCTGCTACACAGTTTTGCCACTGCTCTAACCATGCCTTATTTGAGGCAATTACGCATATCTTTACATTCCAATATGCCATAGCAGCTATAGTTACATAGGTTTTACCAGCACCGGTATTTAAGTTTACTGATAACTGTGTCCTATTACTATTAGCCATATATTCACCCTTAGCTAGAATGAATCTTAATGCTTCTTTTTGTACATCATCTCTAGGCATATACTTAATAGTGGTCATAGTGGTCTGTTCATAAGGATCACTATTGTACTCACGTTCCATTTCTACACCTAAAGTCCTAGATATAAACCCAGTATCTACCCCTCTAGGGAGATACATAAGTTTCTTCTCTTCATCGAATCTAACTCCTACGTATTTATATGTATGAGTCAAAGGATCGAAGATAGTAAAGTACTTTTCTAATCCAGGTACTTTACCTGGAGTATAATCAGTAACTACTATACAAGTATTTCGTATTATAGCTCTCATAATACCTCCTTTAAAGGGAATACAGTATGGGAATAGCTCCCATACTGTATACTTTCTTTATTCTTCATTATCAACTTTAACAAACATGCTTTGGATTTCTTTCTTAGTATCATCTATAGATAAATCTCTAGCCTCTTGGTTTAAGAACTCTTGAGGGTTAAGCATGTAATAGTAATCTATAGAAGATGGAGTTTCTTTTAAGAATGTATTAGGGTTCTTCAATGTATCCTTAATACGTTCATAAGCTAAGGAGATAATCAATGATGGATTTTCTCTCAAAGCTGTACTTAATGCAAGTAATTGATACTTGGCTTCAGGATAAGACCAATCAGGTTTACCCATAATATCATCTACTGCTCTAACTAAGTTAGCAATGATAACCTCAGTATGTACACTCATTACATTAAGACCACCCTCGATGATGGTAGCATTAAACTTAGTAATGATTTCAGGCAATGTAAACTTAGGAGTTATGCTTGCAATATTGATAATACGCTGAGCTTGTTCCATTGTCTTAGCTAATTCATTATTTTGAATACGCATAAAGAATAATGGAGTCTCTTCGTTCAATAATGGCTTAACGTTCTTCTTAGGTACATGTAATCGTACATCGAAGTATTCACTATCATCATCAGGAATACTAGAATTAACCATTCTACCAAAGATATCACCAAGATAGAACTTGGATACATGATCGATATCGATTTCCTCGCCACCATCTTCATCGATGATTACGAATTTATCAATATACTCATTTAAGATATCAGTATCTTCACGTTCTTCTCTAATAGCATCATATTCTTCGTCTGTAGTATCTTCAGAGATGCTATCTTTATAGATACGAATCTTAACTTTAGATAAGTCCACTTCCTCTTTAGGAAGAATACGGTTATCGAAGATAGTAAAGTACTTATTGAATTTATCAGGCCATTCAATAGTTTGAAGCTTAACTTCAAGAAGATGCTTAGCTGACAATAGTACTTGAGTAAACTCTCTACTGATAAGCTCTGCAGCGAATTTACCGATATTGATATTATTATTAGTATGGGCTAACTTACCATAGCAACGATAGCAAATACCATGACCATGTACAGCAGATGCACATGTAGCCGGACTATAAAGATATACAGTTTTACCCTTGAGGTCTTTCCAGCTATCTTCAGTAATAAGTACATCAAAACCCTTAGGGTCTAAACGACACCATCTGTCTACATACTTATCGAAGAAGATCTTACTATCAAACGTAATAGGGATTAAGTTTTGAGTATCACACTTATAGTTCTTATCTTCATGGAGATAGCTTTCTTGAGCTAATAGACCAAGAAGACGTGCAAAGTAACCAGCATCACCAACGTTATCTTTAGCTAGGATTTGTGCAATACGTCCACCAGCGGATTCGATAAAGTAAGCGATGTTATTATTTACACCACCAGTGATAAAACTATTAGGAATGATATATGGATATACACCACCCTCACCATCTGGCTTAGCACCGATGAATCCCATAAACTCCCTCAACTGTTTAAGGTTGATAGTTTCTTTGGCTCTAAAAGCATTAGCATAGATATGATCATATCCAATATACTTCTTAGAGTTCTTTACATAATCCTGAATCTTATCAATCAACTTATTACCATAAGACTTAGACTCAGATAGAGTTACATTTTCTAAGTCAGGATAGATAAGTTCTTTATAGTCAGGGATATTTCTAAGCATCATAACTTCGTCATGTAAGTTTACGCTATTAACGAAGAATGGTGCAAATTGGTCCACAAAACTAATATTGAATATCATATCAGCAATAGCTTGATTCAAAGTCTTCAATGGAATAATTTCTCTATAAGGACCAATGATAAGTTTATTAATATAATTCTCGATAGTTCTACCAGGGATACAATTATCGAAGAATAAGTGTTCTGGCTTAATAGTATCACCGACTTTAACGATGATATTCCAGAAGATCATATTAATCATATAGTGTGCGAATGTAAGCTTAATAACTTTACCACCAATTCGTACACCAATCTTTTTAGTTCTCACTAATTCAGATTCAATCATATCTTTCAAGATATTTAGAATGCTTTGGTAGTGAGATTCCCAATTATATATATTAATCTTTTCTACATCTACAACTATGTCTTTACCCATTACATAGTCTGCATAGATGCCGTAATTTGCTAGGTTATTCATAAAAACGCTCCTCCTTTATAAAATAAACCATTATATTACTACTACTATAATATACATTTATATGTCAGGAACGTTGTTAATTTTTATAGTCACAGAATAAAGCCCACTATAGAGCAGTGCCCTATAGTGGATACTTTATTAGGATAATTATTTTTTAGGCAAAGCTTTAACTTTGGATGCAGATTTGATGTATTCACGTTGACCAACTTTAGCAAGTTTAACTGCTGCGTTGTGGTATTTTTGAATAATCTTAGCGATAAGTTGACGTTCTTTAACACGGTTAAGAACCAATTTAGTCCATAATGGATCTTTTTTGTCTTTAGCCAATTGGTAAGCAGCGATTTTAACACGGCGAGCCATATCGTCTTGGCGGGACAAACGAATCATAGTCTTTTTGTTAAGAACAGCTTTTTCCAACAAAGCTTCAGCTTCAGCGGATTCAACGAATTCTTTACGAGCTTCGTCATCCAATTTAGCGAGCTCAGTGTACAAGTAAGATTCAGTTACAGCATCAACTGTAGATTTAGCTGTATCTTCAAGTACAGGAGCGTCTTCTAACATAATTTCGTCATCAAAAAACATGAGATAATCCTCCTTAATATTAAGAATTGATTTAAAGAAAAATATTTTTCTTGGATTTATATGGTTTAGGTAACCACGATTACTGTATTGTTATAGTATTAGCTAGTAATGTGGTATAAAATACAAAAATACAGAGACTAAAACACCAAACTAATCAGGAGGTATGACCCTATGAAACTAGATTTGAATGCTATTAAGAAATATAAAGAGGAAATGACTACTATACTACGTATGCAGTTTCCGACATTGACTGTAGATGAGATACAGTTCTTTATTGAAGATACTATTGAACGTAAGTTTAGTAATCCAGATGTACGTATAGACAATAACTATAAGGATATTGTGGTAGACTTACAGTTAACTGATTTGGTTAATAAGATAGAAACTGATAAACCTATCTTAGTTCCTAATGGTTGTTTATTTAAACAGCATGAAGAAGGCTTTACACCATTCTACAGGCTATTGGAGTCTTATGTGACTAAGCGTAAAGCTTATAAGAAGAAGATGTTTGAATTCCCTAAGGGTTCAGATGAATTCAATAAGTATAATCTATTACAGTTACTAGCTAAACGTGATGGTAATGCTACATATGGTGATATCGGTTCACCAGCATCAGCATCATATAACTTATACGTTGCAGTTGGTACTACAGCTACAGGACGTATGCTTATTACTCATGCTATTAGTTTATTTGAGCAAATCTTTACTAATAATCTTAAGTTCCAGAATATAGATGAAGCTGTAGTATTCTTGAATAGAATTATTAAAGAGCCATCTCATATCTATAGTAGAGAGATATTAGATAGAGATATTCCTATAGAAGAAGTCTATAAGAAAGTTATAGAGTCTTGTGGCTTATGGGTTAATGATACAGATGAGCATTTCAATAAGTATAGTGATATCATTTGGAATATTCTAATGTATCAATCCCAAGAAGTGCTTAATAAGATATACTACAAGAATAACTTGTATAAACTTGTAGTAGATTCTCCTAAAGTACAAGAGTTGGTTAAGACTATCTTTAGTGGTATTAACGAACCATTCATGAATCCTAATGAACCACCAGAGAATATAGTTGAAAGTCTAGATAAACTTACAGCTATCTTTATGGAATGGTGTTATATGAGATACATCGTATCTGATAAGTTTGAAAGATGCTCTACTATGACTAGAGATATCGTATTGCTTACAGATACAGATTCTTCTGTAATTAGTACAGATAAGTGGATTCATCTTGTAGACAATATCCTAGTAGACCATGATTGTACTTTGATTAATGACCTAAAAGAAGTTGTAACCAAAGAGAGAAAAGAATTATACAACTTCTATACTGATGAAATAGAAGAAGTGGAAGAAGAGACTAAGATTACTGAGGGATATGATGCAGTACGCATTTCTAGTGTAAATATCTTGTGTTATATCGTAAGTAAGATTCTTAAGTCTCATTTTCATCTTATTGCTGAGCAGTATAATACTTTGACACCATACAAAGTATGTCTTATCGACATGAAGAATGAGTTCTTATTTAAACGTGCATTACTTACACCAGCTAAGAAGAACTATGCTACAATCCAAGAGCTTCAAGAGGGTAATATAGTACCTAAGAATAAGCAAATGGATATTAAAGGTCTTCCTATCAATAAGTCTGTATTTAAAGACAGTATTAAAGATGAGCTTCAAGGAATACTTAGAGAGAAAGTATTGCTTAAGCCTGAAGTAGACCAATTAGAAGTTATTGGTTTACTAGCTAAGATTGAAAAGAATATCCATGATAGCATTAAGTCTGGTGAGAAAGACTACTATAAACCAGTATCGGTTAAGTCTATATCTTCATATACAGACCCTATGAGAATTCAAGGTATTAAAGCAGCTATTGCTTATAATGAAGCTATTAGGGATGATGGTACTGAACCGATTGATTTGGATAGTAGAAACTATTTGGATATCCTTAAAGTCAATATTAAAGAGAAAGATATTGGTGAATTACAGCAATCGAACCCTGCTGTATATGAAAGACTTATTAAGTTCTTTGATAATAACAGGGAAACGTACAAGGGAGAGATAGCGGCGGTTGCTGTACCTGCTGACGAGCATTTACCAAGTTGGGTATTAGACTATGCTGATTACTTTGAAATCATCAATACTAATATCAAGAACTTCCCTCTAGAGTCTATTGGTATAACTAGATTCGAAAAAGAGAACGTGAACTATACGAATATCATAACTATTTAAACTAGAAAGTGGGAGATGTTGTGTATGGCTAAATTATCAAGAATAGATGACCTAATCTACTTTATCGCAGATTGCGGTAAAGGAGATTATGCTAAAACAGTAAATGATGGATGGCGAGAGTGTAATGATAATAAGTTTGATAAGCTTGATTATCTTATGAAAGTATATGAAGCAGCTAAGACTGCTTCATGGCTTAAACACCAACGATATTCAGCTAAGGTTACATTCGTAAGTATCTTTAGAAACTTTATGAATATCTTAGATCCTAGAAGCAAAGAGTTTGAGTATATCAATAAGGAATACTTTAAAGCTATTAATGTACAGAAGACCACCATAACCCAAATCAATGGGATACTAAATGGTAATAAGATAAGAAGAATATAAAAATACCCAGTATAGTCATTGACTATACTGGGATTTCTTTTGTTAGAATTTAGGATCAGATAGTTTATCACTATCTAATGTCATAGTTAAAGCAAACAATGCCTGAATACATTCGTTAGTATTAGATACTACAGATTTACATCCTAAGTCGATATAGTGGATATTAGAGTTAAGTTGTTTTTGTAATTCAGCATTAGCTTCATCAGTAAATACACCTTTGATGGTAACCATATCACCATCATAGTCACCACCAATAGAACCTAAGTAAGCATTACAGATATTCATAGTATCAATAAACTTATTGGCTGTATTAGTACCGATATATTCATCACGAATCTTAGGGTAACGTTTATAGAACTTACCATCAAATTCTATACTTTCAGTTTCAATAGTAGAAGAGACTTTACACTTTGTAGTAAACTGGTTATAGAATGTATCGATAGGGAAACGTGTAATAAGAATCATCTTATCTTTTACCGCCTCAGTTACCGCCATAAAGATTACATCACACCAAGTCAACTTACGTTGTAGTTCTTTTTGTACACCAAAGTCTTTATCTTCGGCAATATCTTCTACACGTTTGAAACGTGCTTTAAGTTTCATGTATAAAGTCTTACCCTTATAACCAATACGTTCCATTTCCTTAGCGGTAATAGGAGCTTCTACTGGTCTAAATCTATCAGAGTAACCATGTACAAATCTATCTAGTTCTTTCTTAAGAACTAGGTCATTGAAATAGGTTTGCCAATCATCAATTCTAGGATATAGAGTCTCACCTTTCTCACCAATACATTCGTATACAGTAAGACCAGCAAATTGCTCTTCAAAGAATCTTCTCATATGGAATAATACAAATGGGAAGAAGTTAGCAATAGCCGATGTCATAGGTAGCATGGAATACTCTAAGTCTACATCGATATCTTCAAGGTTTTCGACTTTAAGATTAGGGGAAGACATAACTAAACGTGTAGCATAGTCTGTAGTCTTACTGATATTAGTACGACGTAGTACACCAAACTTACCAGGAATACCACCATTAGGATTAGACTCTGTACCAGAGCCAAACCAGTTATAGATTTCTAATAGTAAGTCTTGAATACGTCCTTTATTAGCATCACCAATATTAATACCATAGTACTTAGATTCTTCTAAAGACTTAGCAGATACTAATACGTTTTGGTATAGCTTATTAATATCACCAACTGAGACTTTACCACCATCACTTTTAACGTCACGATAGTATGGTGGAATGATTAATAGTTTTGTAATGAAGAAATTCTTACGGTTACGTTCCAAGAACTCAATGAAACGACTACGTTTTGTAGCACCAGTCTCTCTAAACTTAACTTTATCTATATTCTTATATAAGAACTCTAGACCAGTTTCACCATTCTCATCTTCAACGAATTGACCATCTTGATCTATCTTAAATAGCTTAGTACCCTTAACTACTTCTTTTAGTTTACGGTCAATCTTACCCCAGATTTTATATACTAATGGTGCTAAGAATCTACCATGTAAATCAATATAAGCGAAAGTACCAGCACGTGTTTGTTTAGTAATACCAAAGATGATATTAGATAGTAATCCATCATCAGTTGGATTACCATTCACATCAAAAAATATAGGATTCGTTATAGGTTGTAGATTATTCTTCTTGACGAAGTCATCCATATCTAACAAAGAGACCTCTAAATGATCTCCTCTAAGTTTATCTGCCATATTCTTATAACCTCCGTAGTTATTAATATGTAGAAATCCCATAGTCCTATATGTGGACTATGGGAATTTACACATCTAAACTCTACTGAAAACCATTTGTATTTCAGTTGGCTTATGACATACACAGGAAATTGCAATATTCGTGTTATGGCGATTTATTACCTTCCCATTGTAATCTGTTTCAATGCTTTTAAACGCATCAATATTTGATTTATTACCAAATATAGTAACTGCTACACTATCTTCACATAAGTCAGACTTGACAATTTTATTACCAAGACACCCATATGGTGCTAGCATAAAGTATAAGATATTATTCTCGGTAAATAGACGACAAAATGTAGATAATGCATCTGTTTCTCCCATAATAAATTTAGATGAAAACTCTAGTAAGTCCATTTATGTCTCCGAAAATTTTAATTAAAAATAGAATCATAGACAGCTAGTTCTGCATGTCTAATATGACACTGTTGTAGGTGTCTCTTATTATAGTATTTATCTCTTCCGATAGCTTTATATGAACAGCACTCTTTGCACATTTGGTTTGTACATACAGCACATTCACTTTTAGATCTATCGTAGATATAATTGGTTTCAAAATTGTTATAGATTTCTGGTATACGATCATACTCTAATAGATCAGCTTCTACGTTATCGGCATAGATACCCTCATAGACAGCACAGCATGTAGATATCTTACCATCTGATGTAACTACAAGCATATTACCATAGTTACATATCACAGTTGGATCTTGTTTGCTATAGTAATCATGGAGATTGTATAAATCAATATCAGTATCTTTTACATATTTAAGTGTATCAGAAAGACTATTTCTAAAAGTAGCCACAACTAGTGGAACGGTATAAGAATTATAATTACGTATAAAGTAGTATTCCATATTCTTATATCCTAATTTATATAGAGCATCGAAAGTCTCTTTCATATTATACACTTTTTCTGTAATAGCATATCTGATAATGATATCGTTAGCAAACCCAGATTCACTTAAGCGTTTTAATGTATTCAATGTAGTAGATGGTTGGTTACCCTTAAGCTTTCTATAAGAATCTTCTCCATCATAAGATATACTAATAGTTCTTCTCTCTCCTTGAGTTGCTATTAGAAAATCTCTTATAATCTCAAAGTTAGTACCATTGCTATATAGTCGCCAATCTATTGTAGTATCTTTATACCTAGTGATTCTCTTTAAGACTCTCATAGCTTTCATTACTAACGGTAATCTTTCTTTAGTGAATAATTCACCAGAGTTCAAACCTATAGTTAGCTTATCAGAAATATTGATATTCTTAAGCATCTCTAATAAGTCGTCCCATCTAGTGAATTCTTCTCCACTATTGGTATCACCATATAAGAAGCAATAGCTACAAGCCATATTACAATCTTTACTGAGAATCAACTCTAAGTTTGATAGCGTAAAGTCATCTAAAGTATTAATCGTTTTCTTAGGGATAGTATACATTAGATAAATCCTTCTTCCATCATTTGTTCATTAAGATCATCAGCTTCGTCTCTGGTTAAACCTTCGAAACCAGGGATATCATGCCCATTCTCTTTGGCTATATCCATCTCCAATAATTGTCTACCAGTGTAGTTTTGTTTATTGAAGTTTTTCTTTTTGGTTTTAGCTTCAAGTTCTTTCTCTTTTGCTTTCTTCTTAGCAGCTACACGTTCTTGGTACTTAAAGTATCGTAGAGCTACCATATACCATACAGGAGCCTTCATTATCTCCATGATAGTTATTCGCCCACGATACTCATAAGATAACCTATTAACTTGGTCTAGGAGTTCAAAACTTGTACTAGCCGATGTCGTATAAAAACCAATTGTTGAGCTGGAGCCTCAGCAGCTTTGATTTCTTCACCACATTCAGGACATGTAGCAGCAGGCATTTGATAAGAGATATTGATAGCATCAGCATACTTATCAGCATACTCACCAATACGATCACTGATATCATTCAAGTCAATATCACTTAAAGTATTGAAGATTTTGTATAGAGAAGCAATACGATATTTGTATGTCTTAACTACATCATTCTTATCTGTACGGAAAGCAATTGGAATCAATGCTTCTTTTTCTTCATCAATGCGGTATAAGGATTTGATAGTAGCAGCCATACCTACGAAAGTATCATACTTCTCAGTCATAGCTTTATCCACGAAGTTGATTTCAAATAGGATATTATACAAAGTGATAGGGCCTACACCGATAGCGTATTTATCAGATACTTCCATCAAGTCTTCTTCTAGAGTGCAATCTACAGAAGGATCTTGTTGGTAAATACGATCGAATAGTTCTTTATCTTTGTCTGTACCAAACTTAACCATATCCATGATATCACGTTTCTCAGCAAAGATATTATCACATTTAGTATTTTGACATTGGAAGCCAATGATATTTGCATTTTGGAAGCATGCTTTATATACAGCGAAGTATAAGTGGTCAATATCAGCATAGTGAATTTTCTTACACCAGTTTTCAAAAGACCCAGCATTACATTTAGGATGTAAGTGTTTCCAAATCAATTCAAATTGAGCACGTGCAGCTTCAACGTTATTACGTCCTTCTTCTACATTGATCAAGTTTTGAATTTCAATAGCAGATAATGGAGAAACAGATACAGAAATACCAGTATAAGGTAATACCCAAGTGAAGTATGGAGTTTCTTCAGCTTGTTTACTTAAGATATTACTTGCTGGCATAGTAGACTTAACGATCTTGAATTTAGATAAGTCAGTTTTCTTTTTATTAGGAATCAAGATAGTACGTAATTGATCTTTGAAAGTGGCCATACGTTGGTTTAAACGTTCTTCACGTTCTTTCTCTTCGATCTCACGCATTTCATCAGCAAGACCTAAGTCATTGATAATATCATCATCAATGATATCTAAATCTTCATCATCTTTAGTATCTTCGATTTCCACTGGGGCTTGTTCTGGTACACTAGGAGTATCCAATAACTCAGCTTCAATATCATCAATAGTTTCTTCTTTAGCAGAAGATACCACTTCAGGTTTAGTTTCAACTTTCTTAGCTGGTGCAGTCTTACGAGCTTCAGCTAATATAGCAGCATTACGTGCTTCGATTTCTTCTTTAGTAAGAGCTTCGTCTGGATTAACTTCAGCATTCTTATCATAAGTAGAAACTACACGTACATCCCCGCCTTCGATTTCTTTACGTTCTTCGTATTCATCAGCCATACGTTGAACTTCTTCGATTGCTGGACCGAAACGACGTTGGAATGCTCGACGAGTTTGTTCATCGAAGTCATTCATTTTCTTTTCGTATTCTTTCTCAGCAAAGTTTTCATTTTCATATTTAGCTACGTCTTCGATAGCTACTTCTTTGATTTCATCTTCTGTAGGATTACCTAAATTGTATAGTGGATTATCACGGATACTTTTAGGTTTCTCTTCTACAGGTTCAGGTGCTACAGTTGTATCTTCAACTGGTGTTTCTACTGTCGGTTGTTCTTCAGTAGGAACTACAGTATTACCAGCTTCAGCTTGCAAATCAGATAAGGAAAGAGTTTTCTTTTCCATCTAATAGTCCTCCTTAGTTATAATTGGAAATATCTTTTAAAGTAAGGTTATCCTTATCAAAAACTAGATTGATAGATGATGTATCAATAGTCATTCTGATAAGTAACACATTTACATTAATAAATGAGCAGTCTACAGTAATAGATGACATCGGAGCAAGATATGTTTGTATCTGCTCTTTTGCAGTCTCCTCTAATTCATGTAGTCTATCGCTATTTATGAATTTATATCTACTATACAAACCAATACCGCAGTTAGGATTGTTTTGTAATGTACCAGGTTCTAATAAGAATAGTCTAATGATATCTACGGCTATAGCTCTAGCATTAGTATATTCTACAGGTGTATTAAATGAATCTATAGATAAAGCGTATTCTTTAATCTTAGAAGACGTTTTATATTTATTATTATCCATAAGTGCCTCCTTTCGGCTTATTTGGTAGCTTTAAGCATCTTATTATAAAGTTGGGCCTGTGAAAACATACATGTAAACTGCCCTAAAGGAGGTACATATGGCAACGAAAAGATTTAAATGTCCTTTCTGTGAGAAACGTCTAGAACGTGAACCATTAGTAAGACATATACAAAATAAACACCAAGAATTAATCCCTGAGGGTTACTCTGCTGCTAGAATAGTATTCAATCTTATCAATAAGAAATCTGTAGGCCACTGTGTAATCTGTAAGAATGAAACACAATGGAATGAAAAGACTTGGAGATACAATAAATACTGTAGTGAGAAGTGTAAGAAAGAGATGCGTAAACGTGCTTTAGAGAATATGCATAAAGTACATGGCCGTTATTCGTTTATGCATGACCCAGAGCACCAAGAAAAGATGTTAGCTAATAGACGTATATCTGGTACATATAAATACTCTGATGGTGCTACGTTTACTTATACTGGCACTTATGAGAAACGTGCTATTGAATTTATGGATAAGGTCTTACATATCCCTAGTGATGATATTATGATGCCTGGTCCAACTATCCAATACGTAGACCAAAACGGTGTTACACGAAATTGGATTACGGATATATATTATATACCATATAACCTCATAATCGAAGTCAAAGATGGAGGTGATCATCCTAATACTAGAAGCATGCCTGAATATAGAGCTAAGCAAAAAGCCAAAGAGTTTAATATTATCACTCTAGACAAGTATAATTACATTCGTCTTACTGATAATAACTTTGCACAGTTACTAGCCATATTCATGGAAATGCGTTTCAAGCTAGAGGATAATGATAATACTAAGACTTTCAATATTAATGAATTCACTTCATGGTGTGAGAATGCCATCAAGGAACTTAAAGGAGAAGATTAATGTCTAATCTAAAAGAGTTCACTGCTAACGTTGGTGGAGTTCCACCAGCCAATGCTAGTGATCAAATCGTAGTACAATATGGTTACAGTAACTCCTTTACTGGTGATGAATCAGTAGAGGGCTATGGCTTAACCAAAGACCTAGAAGATGATACTATCAAAGTAAAGTCTTCTGATGGTACAAAAGAATATAAGAAAGAAGAATTCTTAAAAGACCGTAAGTTTAACTTATACCGTTTCAAAGGTGAAGATAAACGTAAACTAGAAGCCAATAACTTCTATGAGCAATTGACTGGTATGGAACTAATCTCCCATGACCAAATCAAATATAATAAAGACTTTGAAGAGATTACATTTGAACCAAATAAATCTTTAGTTGAAATGTCTTCAGTTATTGCTACACTAGAGCAAGAAGCTGAAATGGCTAATACAGACTTCTCTAAATTACCAGATGACTATATGCCATTGATTGGTGAACTAGAGAAAGTTAAAGCTAAAGAGATAGTTAGAGATCATCCTGATATCAATATCATGTCTGATAATAATGGATACTTTGCTATCAATGTAAAGACTATGAATCGTACAGACTCAGTTATTGATATGAATGATGTATTATTAACTGATAACGTATTAGGTGATACACCATGTAGCAATAGTGATAACTACACTAAAGAAGCATTCTTAAACTGTGATCCTAATTCGTTTGTGTTAGCTACACCAGAATCAGAGAAAGAATTAGATGCGCAGATGGATATCTTCTATGGTTTAACCAATGACCAACAACGTTTCTCTGATGATGTATCTATTAGACTATTTGGTAAAACCAATTCTGAAAGATATGATGAACTAAAGAAACAGTTCTTGAATCAACCTATAAAGTATGATAATATCTCTCTTACTGAAGATGCTGAAGTTGATATGAGTGAAGAAGATGTACAATTAAAGAATAGTGCAGTTCTTAACCGTGCAAACATGTTTGGTATCAATATCGCTAATAAGGGTAGAGAACTTCGTGCAGCTAAAGAATGGTCATTACATACAGGCATATACATTATGAATTTATGTAAATCCATTGTATCTTTAGAAGAGCTATGGACTCTATATAAGGGTATGCCTATTCAGTTACAGCAAATGTCTGACTGGAAACTATTAGAGCTGGTTGGTTGTACTAATGAAACGTTCTATAACTTTATGAAGTCGCATCTTCTAAATACAATGGAACTTAAATACCCAGATATCACTCTAATAGAGAATACTGATGCATGGGGTAATCAACCAATAGAACCGCAAGTTCCATCAGGTGTACCATTCTTCTCTCCAGAAGAAATGGAAGCTACATTAAAGACATATACTAAGAAACACAATACAGATCCTGATTGTGTAGATATGCTTGCATGGTTTAATGCTTATAAAGATTTATGGGATGGTGTAGACATCAGCTCTAATAGAGAGAAACGTCTAGCATTCAATAAATGGTTTACTATGGTTAATAAGACTATTAAGCAATGGAGAACGTCAGCTAGTGAAGAAGAACTAGTTAATGCTACAGAGAAGCTATTAGCTTTAGGTGTACCGACTACTAAGTTCTTACCATCTGATAGCATTGCTTATAAGAAGCGTCTTCAATCTGTAGCTAAACAAAAGATCATTGATAGAATTCTAAGAGAGTCTGCTATCAATGAAGCTAAAGATATCCCAGTAGAGTTTAACGACTATGGTGATCTCTTAATCACTAAACCAGAGAAGATTGATTATAATAATGAATTCTTTAAAGTACATCGTCTATTAGTTATCTATATGACTGCTGGTAACGTAGAGGGTGTTAAATTTGAATCAGCTAAACTATGGTATATGAATACATGTATCGAGTCTATGCTAAACAAAGGTCATAAGAATAAGAAGCTCATCGACACTAGAGCAAGAATTCTAAATGACTTTACTAAGTGTATGGTATTCATCCTAAATAAGGAAGATAACTTTAACTTTACCAAGTACTATAGTACAACTAAATTCAATGATAAAGTTATCCGTATCAAAGGATCTACATTGAAATATACGTTGGACTATCTTAAAGCAGTCTTATTCTTAAGATAAAAATTGATAATTGGTGGTACATAACTATATATGTACCACCATATATTGTGTCTGGAGGAAAGCATTATGATACTGACTTTAGGACAAAAGTTTCTTAAATATGATAACGATAATAATATTAAGGAGCTTTATAGAGTAACGTCAACCAATATTAAGAACTTCTATGGGGTTACTGAGATTATCGGTAATACTGGTAGAAAGAGTATAGCTAGAGATGTGGTTAATAAAGAATACAAAGTTCTTAATCCACATTGTAAGCTACATATTGAAATAGCACAGTTGAAGAATGGACAAGAAGACGTAGTTATCTCTATCTATAATGAAAGAGAGTCTTATGGTTATCCATTCTATATCTGTAGAGTAGGTTATAGAGATCCTGTAACTGGACATCTACAACCTGGCAAGTGTTGTACTAAAGCATTATTAGAGAATAACTCAGTAGAAGAATATGAGATGTCTTATATGAATCTAATGAGTGATGTAAAAGAGTTACACTCTAAAATGACTATTGATTTATACGTAAACGATAATCATGGTACAATCATTCCACTTATTGCTACCAATACAGTTATCACTGAGAAGATCTTTGATCTCTTAGTTGATAGATGTTTTGATATTACTTATAAAGACACTCCATTAGGTGGTCTTACTAAGTTCTTTGATGGGATTAATTTCCAATCCTACTTTAGAGCTAACTTTAAAATTAAACGAATTGAACTATCGTTTAAAGACAGATATCTTACACATGGTCAATTGACTCGTGGTGATATCTTCGTTCTTGAAGCAGCAGCTAAAGCTATCTTCTTAGATTGTATAGTTACTGAGTATTACCATGACGTAAATCTATATGATATCAAGAGCAAGTATATGCTAGTTGAAGATAAGAATGATAGACTCTATGTAGTCAACTATATAGACAAGAATGAAATCCAAGGTATATATCTATAAAACCAAAGAGTTTTATGGTTATATAATATAAAGATGTGTACATGGGTATTGTGTAGACATTTACAGTACCCCAAACACCTAGGTAATTTTTCTATATTTAAAGTAAGGAGGAAATGACTATGAGTTATTTCAAACCAGGATTCGTTCAAGATCCAAATCTTATGCAACCACAATTCACTTCCATGGAATATTTAGTGGATGCAATTAATCAAGGTAATCCTCGCAACAAAGAGGATAATTCTGTACAGAATGAGGAAGTGGATATCCAATTGGATTTCGCCGACTTTGATGCAGATTACACTGGTAAACTAGTTTCTACTAATGAAATCTGTTCCCAAGTATCTGATGTACTTGGTCGCATTTTTCCAGATTTTGCTGGATGCCGTGAAGCATACAGCAATGGTCGCATCTATATCGAATTAGGTTTCGATATCAACTTAGGTGCTGGTCAAGATGGTATCAAAGCATTAGAAACTTTAAAAGAAGCTCAAGCCAATAATCAATTGGATGAGCAAACTCAACGCATCATGGCTATGACTAATAGCATGCGTAATAGCCGTAACTCTAATGGTTACATCGATGAAAACTTCGCTGGTTTCCGTATGACAGATATGGCTATTACTATCTTGAAAAAGATCGCTATCTCTGATTACAACCGTGATGACAAACATAACAAAGACTTCCGTACAATCAATATCGCATACGAATATGATCAATACACTAATAAAATTAGCTTGATCGTTCGTGGTATGACATTGGAAAAAGCTATGTCTTTGGTATATGGCGATAAATACCAATACAAAGTTACATTGGGTGCACAATCCCGTCGTAACGATGTAGGTTATGTATTAGAAGTACGTCGTATTAAACAATCCAAAGTTAACGAACTTCAAAACCGTTACGTTGGTACAGTTGTTGGTAATGACCGCTTCGTAAAACCACGTCGCTAATTTGAAATGATATCACTATGATGAGTTATATTAGTTCACTAGTATTCCGTATCATCAACTACTTATTCATCATAGTGATACAATAAAAATTAACCCTGCACTAGATAGTGAATTAAACTTGTACTACTCTTACACACTTAATCTCTTTCTAACGCAATTCATATAATACGTGCAGGGTTTATTTTTTCTTTGAGGAGACTTACAACTATGGAAAAGAAACAACTCACATTCGAAGTTGTTGAAGGTGGTATTGATGTTATCGTAGAAGAACGAGGTAATACTCTTATTCGTTTAGCTGAAGTATCATGGAATAATAGACCTGCAAAACTTGAGATCCGTAAATGGATGGTTAATACTGATGGTGATTTCACTCCTAACAAGGGCGTAGTATTCTCCACTCCAGAAGGACCTACAGAGTTAGTCCATGCTCTATTAGAGAATGGATTTGGTGACAATAAAAAGATCAAAGAGATTATGGAGTCTCGTGGGGTTGATCTTAACGTAACTATTGAGGAATCCGAAATTTCTGATAATAATGGGTCAGATTACTATGATCCTAGGGAGATTTTGGAGGGCTAATCAGTGGCTTCTGATAATACAGTTTTATACAAGAATGGTACAGTGTATGACAATTCATACATCTTCTCCATTTCAAGCTTAATCGGTAAACTATACCGTTCTAACTTCTGGTCTCAAGCCAGAATTGATAAACTATTTGATAGACTAGGTGTGGCTAAAGAGGACGTTAAAGGTTCTGTAGAATGTCACGCTTTTTCTATTCCACAATTGAATAATATAACTGATAAGCATATTCTAAGCTATATTGTAAAGTGCTATCATAATAATAAAACTGAATTATTAGAGTTAGGCTTTACAGAAGAAGAGTTTGAATATCTTATCAAGAATATCGATGCCATTCATAAGATCTATATTATGAATGACCGATATATTATTTCAATTTGCTAAGAAACATATTAATGAAGCTATAAGAGATTATAGTTTTGAAAATCCTTTCTTTGCATAAAGCATACATACAATATATCTCCTCTAACTAGCACTGCTGGTTAGGGGATATATTGTCTTTTATTTTTTATAAGCATACAAACAATTCTGTAATAGAGATGGCTAAGTTGTGTTGGCTTTGATCCTGCTCTCTATTATATACACACTTAGAGTGTGTAGAGGTGATTATCATGAACGTCAAAATGAAATATGGTTTACGCTCCAATCATTATTAAACCATTAAAATTCACATACCCCTATAAATGAAAATCTCTTTTCAATAACTGACATGGTCTACTATGATCACTCCCATCACGAGAATAGTAGACGTCTACCAAACCCCTAATACAAACAAACGCAATATATTACTATATGTAAAACAAACAATCCTTATTATCACTTTACCTCTACACACTCTAAATGCTGTATGGTTCTACTGACCATACAGCATTACTACCGTTATTTTTTATATTCTTATAAACAATTCAATAATGATGGTTAAGTGCAAAAGTAACTGACACAACGAATACATACTCAATACGAAAATTTTTCATGGTATTGCTTCACTGATACTGAAGCATTCAGACACCTCTATAGGCAGTCTACATCTATAGAGATACTTGACTCCGCAATCAATTTAGAACATTACCTAGTGCTTAACTAACTTTAAATATAACCTATCACAATAATTAATCTTTCTGGGTGCTTAACCATCATGTGGAAATGAAAACCAAAGAGATTCCCTATATAGGCAATGCCTATATAGGGGTTTCTTGGGTCTTAGATATGATAGTTCTCAATAAGCTTACTGATATTGCCTAAGAGCTTATGTAGATTAGATTTGATGTGATCACTAGTTTCTTTAATACCATGTGTGCCATCTGCATCAAATGTATCAATATCTGCCATAATGGATACTATACCATTATTGTAAATGGTAAATGTATATTTAGCAGTCTCATCAAATACACAGATACCAATGGCATTACCACACTTGCGTACTTGTTTGCTTAGTTGCACTGTATCACTAATATGGATATTTTGATGAGTATCACTAATATTAGGATAGATACAGTTAGACATAGCATCAGATACCAATTCAGATGCTAGTTGAACATCGTCCAGAAGATATTCGAAAGTAATTAGGTTCATAGTAGCCTCCCCATAGATGGAATAAGATCGATAATTAACTATTATAAGTGTTTAATGGACTTTACATTTATATAACTAAAGAAAGGATGTGATTTTCCTTATGAATCTAGATATAACTGGTGGTCAAGGTAATCCTATGAATCAAATGATTCCTGCTAACCAGAACGTTGTAGATTTTTCTCAACGTAAGATATATTTCCAAATGGGTACTAGAAACAAATCTTTCTTAGATATGCACAAGTACCTAGAAGCTATCGGTATAAAGAATAATAAATTCATGCTAACTCTATTGGATCCAGACTTAGCGTATATTGACCCACATGATCCAAACTTAAACCAATACTATAAGTCTAAAGTCTTAGCTGAGTGTATGGTGAACTTCTGGTACTTTGTACGTGAAGTTGTACGTGTACCAGCTCAAGGTGGTAGTGGTACCGGTTCATACTACACATTAACTCGTGGTGGTATGGCACTATTCTTCTGTACTATATATAACTATAATATCTTCCTAGACTTACCTCGTCAGCAAGGTAAAACATTGTCCGCATCTATATGGTATCTATGGGCATTTAACTTTGCTACATCTAACTCAACATTTGCATTTATGCATAAGTCTTTGGATGGTTCTAAAAAGAACTTATTAGGTCTTAAAGACTTACGTGATTGCTTACCATCTTACTTACAAATGACAGAATCATTTACAGTTGGTGATAAGAAAACTAAAGCACAAAACTCTGTAATGACTTTGTCTCATAGTATTAACCGTAACCGTATTATCACTGTAGCATCTGCTCGTACTCGTGTAGCTGCACAGTCTTTACTACGTGGTATGTCCGTACCATTATGGTGGGCTGACGAATGGGCATTCGCACCATATAATGAAGACATCTATCTTAACGCTATCCCTGCATGGAAACGTGCTGCAATGAACTCTGAAGCCAATGGTGCACCATTCGGTATACTATTTACTACTACACCAGGGTTCTTGACTGATGAAATGGGTAGATATGCTAATAATATGCGTGAAGATGCTACACCGTTTAGTGAAAACTGGTATGACCTAACTAAAGCACAGATTGATGAAATCAAAGCTGCTAATATGAGAAGTAGTTTCGTCTATATCAGATTCACATATCAACAGTTAGGTCGTTCCGAAGAATGGTTTAAACAAATCTGTATCGACATGCAGAATAAATGGGAAGCCATTCGTCGAGAAGTTTTGCTAGAATGGGCAGACTTCTCTGAGAACTCTCCATTTACTCAAGATGAACTAGAAACTGTAGATAGACTTACTATAGATCCTATAGCTACTATACCATTAAACAATAATAAGTTTACTTTGAATATGTATGGTAAGCTTGAGTATAAAACTAATGGTGAACCTGTAGATCCACCTATTATTGGTGTCGACGTTTCTGGTGGATATAAACGAGATAGTTCTGCTATTACAGTAATCGATTCTAAGACAACTAAAGTTATAGCTATCTTAAAGTGTAACTATATTAGTCAGAAAGACTTAGCCAAGTGTATCTATGAGATAGTTACTAAGTATATGCCTAATGCTGTAGTCAATGTCGAACTTAATGGTGGTTTTGGTGCAGCTGTAGTATCTATGCTCATGAAAACTAAGATTAAGAAGAATCTTTACTATGAATTTAAAGAACGTATCTTAGAAGAAGTCAACGAAGGACCTGGTAAAGTTAAACGTACTAAGAAATTAGTTAAAGTATATGGTCTGAACTCTAGTAAATCTGTACGTGAGCTCTTGATTCAAATTCTAAGAGAACGTATGGACAATCATAAAGACAAGTTCATATCTAAGATACTATACCAAGAGTTCCGTGGTCTTGAAGTTAAACGTAATGGTAAAGTTGACCACTCTGCGACTACACATGATGATGCGACATTCTCCTATTTGATGGCATTGTATGTATGGTATGAGGGTAAAGATCTTAAAGAACGTTTCGGTATTAATAAGAGTACCATTATGACAGACTCTGCTACTGAGGAAGAAGTATTCAGCCCAGAAGCAGAAGAGTTAATGGATATCACTGAAGATATCGTTAAAGTCCAAAAGGATATGCTCAATACTGATACAACTAAGAAAGATAGTACTGAGCTTGTCAATGAGATGCGTAAGAGTCTTGGTATTACATTTGATGAGTGGGATAAGCGACGTGAAGCTGAAGATGAGAAAGAACTCAAAGAAGCCATGAAGAATCCAGTATTCTTACAAGCTTATGCTACTAAGTATAATATGACTAAAGACCAAGTCGATCTATATCGTGATGAAACCACATCTACATTACCATCATCTGCATATAGTATGCTACCTGATGAGGAATATAGTGTACTCCAAGGTAACTTAGCTAATAGATATAAGAATCTATAATGTATTTCCACAGTAGGGTACTTCCTTACTGTGGAATAATTTTTAAATAGTACATAAACAGAGCAGTAAAATTAATTAAACCCTATCAAGGAGGAGAAAGCGATGTTTGGTATCCATCAAAATGAATATGATATTGCATCTGAACGGGAGTTAGCTGAGATTCTATCCGTATTCAATTCTGATTATATCTTCGATGTAGTCAATTCTAATATTGAAAGACGATATGAATGTCATATAAGCCCTATGCCTAATATTCCTAACGTATTCAAATACAATTTTGAAAATATGTATATTAAATTCCCTATGGACAAAGAGAATACTAAGGCTAGAGAGCAAGAAATCTATAACGCTATTATTGACCAAGTATGTAAAGCAACTAATCTTACATTCCAACCAGCTATTGATGGGTTGGATGCTTATTTCGCTGCTAACTGTATTTATGACTTAATCGTAGCAAGATTCAGTGATCATATGGTTACTGCAATCACTAAGCTTATCATCAATGAAGCTAATAATATTTGTGATGCTTTAAATGTAGATGAGCTTAAAAAGAATAAAGACGCTAGTACCATTTACAATAGAATGAACCATAAGAACGATAAACTTGTGGTAATCCTATCCAATATGGAACTAGTTCTTAAATATATTGCTGGTTTAACTATTACATTCGATCAGTTTGTAAACTTGGCATATGATGCACCTATCAGTGACGTTATTAATAGTAACTTCAGTGATAATGGTACTATCTTTAAAGATGCTATGGATGCAATCTTGTCTAGTAATCAATTATTACCAGACTATATCACTAATATTAGATTAAATCTTCAAGGAGTAGAATTATAATGGAAGAAAATAAAGTAGTAGACATCAATGAAGTTACTGTAGTTACTGAGAATGAACCAGAAACTGAGATTCTTACACCAGAAGAACCAGTAGCTGAAACTACAGCACAACCAGAAGAGAAATCTCAAGATGATATCTTAAAAGAAGTTGAAGATGAAATCGATGCTTTAGAACTTGATAAGAAAGATATCAAAGCTGTAGATGCAGATTTCACTCAAATCAAAGTAGAAGGTTTTGAAGATGCTCCTGTAGAAGCTATTGCTAAAGCTGCTACTGTATATGATAAGCTTCAAGTACCTGAAGGTCAAGAAGAACCTAAGTTAAATCTTATTGTAGAACTAGGTGATCAATCTGTATACTTCTTAAATAAAGCTAAAGAACAAGAAGTTCCACAAGATATGCTATCCTCTTGGTTATATGGTACTGTAGTAGACTTTGGTCAAGCTTGTACAGTACAAGCATTCACTGCTATTAATGAAAAGATCGAAAAGATCACTAATAAAATCAATGAATCTGGCTTAGCTAATACAGCTGCTACAGATTCTTATACTGGTCTTGTACAACGTTTCCAAGATGGTATTGAAAAAGCAGAAGATCCTGAAATCAAAGCTCAAATGGAACACCGTCTAGCTTGTTTACAAGACTCTGAAAAAGCAGAATACATTATTAACTACTATAAAAACAATCATTCCGCTTTGAACCCTACAAAGCTATTGAAAAACTGTAAGCATAATCATGATACAATCACAAGAATGCTGAATAAAATCGGCATCAGTAAACTTGATTCTGGTGTAGTATTTACTGCTGCACAAGAATTAGGTTTACCATTGTATCCTATCTATGCTGTGGAACATGCACTAGCTAAAATCAATATTAGCGATAAGGGTAATGTCTTATTCTTATTCTACTTCCTATTAAACTTAGCTAATGCTATTTCTGCCCGTAAAGCTAATAAGGAGACAGATTTCACGAAACAAATAATTAATAATTTCGTGTCTCTTATCACTTACTTAGACCAAGCGATGAACGAGTACATTAAAGAGAAAGAAGCTAATCGTCTTAATCGCTTGCAATCTACAGGTAAGACTAAGAAACGCAAATAATTATTATTTACTATAAGGAGGCTTTAATGGCAGACTATTTTAAAAATGGTCCTAAGTTCCTAGAAGTCGATCCTACAAGAGATATGCCTTTTGTAAAAGTATATGATGCTGAGTATACCCGAGGATACCAATGTCCTCGGGTTGAACTCATTGATGTAACACATGAGATCAAACAAGCACTGCTTGTTCGATTTCAATATGCGACACCTGAGCATTGTTATGCTTGCTATCTTGAGGCAGGGTCTCCGACTTTATGGGATATAGACTATGTGAAAGATGGCAGATTGGTTAAATTAAGTGGCCGTGTTAAATGTTTTGAATTCTTAAAGCACAATACACGTGCACCATTTACTTATAACCTAAACAAAATGGACATGGAAGATCCAACTGTAGTAATTCAGTTTGATTGCTCTATGGACTATGACTCTAGAGTTGTATCTATTGATATTACCAAACTTCGTAGATTACAATACTCTAAAGCAAATTACGATTTCTTAAATGATGGTGTAGCTATCAAAGTTCCTAATGATGCTTACAACTTCATGGATCGTAAGTTCCCTATCATTAGTAAAGAGCTAGACTTGTTACCTCGCCCTTTGGATACTAAGAATACTATTGTAGCTGACAATATGTTTGCATTATGCTATGAATTAGCTGATGCTGGTACATTAGATGCTACTAATCTAGTATCTGCAAACTCAATGTTTAGAGAATGTCGTAAACTTGCTAATGTTAAATTGGAAAACATTGGTAAGCTCACTTCGGCAAATGATATGTTTTATAATGCTAAAAGCCTTACATCTGTAGATCTAAGTGGATCTACAGATCTTCGTTTTGCTGATGGTATTTTCTATCAATGTGAGAAACTTGAGTCTGTTAAATTGGACGTAACTAAATTGGAGACAGCAGATGTAACGTTTGCTGGATGTAATGCACTTAAAGATATTGAATTGACACCAGCTAAAGGTCTTAAAACAGATCTTTGGTTGAGAGATTCTGATAAGATTACAGACAAATCTGTAGCTAATGTCATTAATGCATTATCACCTGACGTTAAGGATAAGCATATTACTTTCCCTAAGAATACTGACTGTCCTAAGGAAGTTGCTAAACTAGCTAATGATTTGATTACTAAAGGTAATTGGGTTCTTGAAGGACTTGTATTACCACCTAAAGAAGTTTGGGTTATAGAAACTATTGAGAAAGAAGAGGAAGACAAAGTGATTGTTAAAAAAGATGGCGTATTAGACCAAGTCGAAACAAAAGATGACATTGTAACTAATAAACCTGAAGATAAAAAAGAAAATGCAACCCCTAATCACCCTGGTACAGGTGAAACTACGCCTACTGTAACTCCAGGAAAAGAAGAAACTACACCTGCTGAGGGGCATACTACTGGTGGCGCTACTGAAACTCCTGTAGCACCGGTTACACCAGCAGATCCTACAGTTCCTTCTACAGAAGAAACTCATACAGAAACTCCAGTAGCTCCTGTAGCTAATGAAGAAACTCATGAAGCTACACCTGCTGTACCAACTACAGGCGAGGAAGCTCATACTGCAACTCCAGCAGCTCCTGGTAATACTGAAGAAACACATACAGAAACCCCTGTTACTCCAGTAGCTCCTACTACAGGTGAAGAAACTGGTACTGTAGTTGATGATACTAACCCTGTATTACCACCTACTCCAG